CGCAGCGCCGTTGTCAGCGCCGTTGGCAGCGCCGTTCGCAGCGCCGTTCACAGCGCCGTTCACAGCGCCGTTCACAGCGCCGTTCACAGCGCCGTTCACAGCGCCGTTCGCAGCGCCGTTGGCAGCGCCGTTCACCGCGCCGTTCACAGCGCCGTTCACAGCGCCGTTGGCAGCGCCGTTGGCAGCGCCGTTGACAGCGCCGTTCGCAGCGCCGTTGGCAGCGCCGTTGACAGCGCCGTTCGCAGCGCCGTTCGCAGCGCCGTTGGCAGCGCCGTTGGCAGCGCCGTTCGCAGCGCCGGGTACTCTTATTTTGGCGGCTCTATTTGGGCTGGATATTCTGCCTGGGCAGATTATTTTAATGAGGTGCTAGGCGTTTCGATTGGTCGAAACTATTTAGACCTCATTGAGAATTGCGGATATTATTGGACGCTGGACGATGTATGTTTTGCCAGTGAGCGCCCGACTCATATCAACCGTGACGATCAAGGCCGTTTACATTCCGAAAAGACGCAATCCCTCGGTTATAGTTCCGGGTGGGGGCTCCACCACTGGCATGGCGTAAAAGTACCGGGCGATTGGATCATGGATAAAGCCAAGCTCACGCCTGAGATTGCATTACGTTGGGAAAATGTCGAAGAGCGGCGCGCGGCTTGCGAGATCGTAGGCTGGACAAATGTGCTTGAGCACAAAAGCTTAAATCCGAAAGTTATCGATGAGGATGAGCCGCATATCGGTACGCTCATTCAAGTCGATCTTCCTGATGCGCCGGGTCAATGGTTTCTTAAGTATCGTTGCGGCACAGGACGCTGGTTTGCCGAGTCCGTTAATGATAAAATGTTTGATACAGCGTTAAAGGCCAATGCCGGAGGTAACGGTTGGCGTCCGGGTCTTGGGGAGCCGGAAAGTTATATCCCCTTCTTACGCACTTAACCAAGGAGACTGACGATGAAGATCCTACACCTCACTGAAGAAATGTTTTCAGCCGGCAAGCCGTTCGCTCAAGGCGAAGTCTTGATCTGGATGAAAAAGTTTGCACCTAAAGCCATCGTCGATGGCCTCGCAAAACTGAAAAACCTTAAACCAATGCCTTTGGAAAAAGGAATGATGATCCTCGGCCATAGTGAGACTGGTCACCATCACGTTCTTGAACCTGTAGCGAAGAAGGTCTCGATCTCGAAAGCGGCTCAGGCATTGGTGGATCAGGCTAACGATACATTCATCGAGCTGAAACTCTTCCAGGAATGCGCGCTGGTGCATAAACGCGACGCCGATACGCATAAGGCTGTTGTCCTTCCGCCGGGCGATTACATCCGGGGCATTCGTGAAGAACAGACTGTAGACGGATGGGTGCAAGTAGCTGACTAAGCCGAAACCGGCGGCACGATGCCGCCGGTATGCAGGTAAGAACTTGCACTGATGAGGCTAATAACAAAATGGCTAATCCATCACTTTTTATCAACCGCTTCTCGATCACGCGTGACGATTTCATGACGCGGGTCGACTTTATGGAAGAACGGATTGAGGATCAAAACGGCCAGCCGCGTGAAAACGTCGTGCCTGTCATTACCGTCATTATGCTGAACGGGGATAGCGAGAACCTGATGAAGGCTCTCGTAGACATCAAGGAAAAGCAAACGGCCATGAGGCGGACAAAACAATGAGCATGGGTTTAGAAGCGCAAAATATCTGCTTGCTCGCGGTCAATATCGGGCAGCGCCGGCCGAGCCAGGAACCTTTGGATATATGCAAGGTGGCGGGCAAGCTCTATCGCTCGGCGGCGGGCATGCGCAACACCGGCAACATAAGCGCGGGCTTTCCGTTCGCGCAGAAACTCGCCGATAGCGTCGGCGGAACATTCGAAGTCGTCTCGAACCACGCCGACATCGAGTGCTTTATCATCTATGACGGGGAAAAGGTGAGGGTAATATGAATTGGATAATAATGGGATTAACATCGGCTTTAATAGGCTTTGTTGTGGCGTTATCATTCACGCTTGCGTTTTGGCCCCGTAATGTTTACAATTTGGCCAAACGCCTTATGAAGCCTTTCACATCGCTATCGAGAACGCGCACAAGGTAAAGGAACAATTCAAATGAATGGTGAGATCGTAACAGCGTCGCATTTAACCCACACTGGCACCGGCATAATGCACGATCTGAATATAAGGCTTGGGGCAAAACAGCTCTCAATGGTGTTCGCCGCAGAAAGCGGAAGTCGCGCCTGGGGTTTTCATTCCGCCGACAGCGATTACGACGTGCGGTTTATCTTCTGCAAACCCGTCGAAAAATATATCGCCCTGCACGATGGCCTTCAAGACATTCAATACAAACACTCCGAAGTTTTAGATTATGCCGGCTGGGATCTCCGTAAGGCTTTGTTGCTGGCGGAAAAGTCGAACCCAAGCCTCATCGAATGGCTCAACTCACCAATCGTCTATGCCGATCCTATCGGCTTCCGCGCCGAGCTCCGTTCCATCATGGTGGATCACTTCTCACCACGCGCGCTTGCACACCACTACATCAATTTTATGCGTAACATTCGCGGGAAATACCTATCCGATTTTATGGGCGAGTACACCATGAAGCGGTATTTCTACGCGCTCAGGCCAATCCTCGCGATCATGTGGATGCAGAGTAATCCAAATAAACTGCCGCCGATTGTCTTCACCGAATTGATGGCGCAGCCGCTCGATCACGAATTGAAGCGCGAGATCAAAAAGCTGCTAGCCTTGAAACTGGCGGCGTCGAAAGAACAGAGCGATTACAACTCGCCTGTGCTCGACAATTTCATCAAACACTGGTTCGATATGGGGCATGACATCGTGAACGGTTTCTCACCGCGCGCGTTGCCGGTCGAATTGCTGAACCAGCTCTTCCGTAAGACAATCGAGAGATTAGACCCTTGGTGATTAATGGGGGTTGTGGTGGAAAAGTCAGTGGATCAAATATGGGATGAAGCAATCGAAGCCGCAGCGCAATTTGTCGAATTTCTTGACGGGCACCGAGATTACAAACTTCATTTGGAGTACAGGCCATGACTGAAACCACCGAAGATCAGATGATGATGAAGGCCAATCAACTGTTCAACGACTATCTTGAGTTTTGCTCAAGCGTCGGAATGGATTACCGGCTCGTCATGCAATGCACGATTGCCGGTCTAATTGATAGTTGCGATTGTTCACGGAAAGAAATCCGGGCGGTTACAAACGAGGCCATCCAAATATCTGAACGCTTTACAAAATTGGAGGCAGCATGACGGTCGTAAACTTTCCCGATAAGTATTCTCGCAAGGAAGTGTGGACGTTCCCTGAAGGAACCCTGACTATCGAGGTCAACGCTGATGAGCCGCCGCTGAATGTGAGAACCGCGATTTACTTCTTAGGCAACGTGCAGCATCAAATTCACCGGATGATGGAGCCAGACAGATGACACAAACCACAACTCGAAAGACCTTGCAGCCGCCTCCAGATCGCTCGGAACTGTTTGCCTCGATCATGCGGCGGCGACCTCAGCAATGAAGGGTTTATCAACTCAAAAGCTTTTCCGCCGCTCCACGAGCTCGTCGCGTCGTTCTCTGACGAATTGAAAAAAAGAAAACGCTACAATCATCGAAGCTCTTGAGGCTCGCGATGCAAAGCGTTGAGCGACAACCTCCTGCCGCGTCGTCTAGCGGTAGGACATCTGACTTTGGATCAGATAACGATGGTTCGAATCCATCTGTGGCATCCACACTAACCTAAATCGGTTGAAATCATGTCGCCGTTGAGCGAGATCTCGCCATTCTTTTTGAGCGATGTCAGCGCGCGCATGGTGGCTTCGCGGCGGCGATCTTTTTTCTTTTTATCATAAGGCGTGCGGGCCTGTACTGTATCGAGTAAATTGTTGATCGACATTTCTTCGCCGGCGACTTCCATCTCGTTGATAATATCGAGCACGGTATTTTCCCACACGCCGCGTTTATTCTTCGAGCGGCCTTTGGCCTTGGCAATCGCTTCGCCGGCGTATTCGACAAAGCAGGACTCAATCGCGTCGCCGTCTTCATCCGTTCCCACCACGGCATTGGCGAGGTTGAAATCAAAACCGAAGCTATCGCGATCGTCTTTCATCTTATCGATCCAGAAGCTCCGCTTTTCTCCCTCGCGATAGATATAGAATAAAGCGTCGAGCTGGCCTTTCAGACCGGACCAGCCGCGGGCGCCACGTTCCTCGTTTTTACCGGTGTGGTGGATCAGGCAATAAGCGGACTTCAACGTATTGGCGAGCTTCTTCGTCAGGCTCAACGCAAGGCCCATATCCTTGCCGGAGTTCTCATCCGCCCCGGCCGTAACCTGGGCGAAGGTATCGACGATGATCAGATCCGTCGTGTCCTGTTCCTTGAGGCGCTTCGCAAGATAATGGACATCTTTCTCATCGAGAAAATTCGGTGTCTCGGGGATGATGTGCAGCCAGTCGCCGAGCTCTTTCCAGCTCACCTTGTGATGGTTCGCCCAGGCTTTCAGGCGTGACGTTAAACCGCCGGCGCCTTCTGCGCAGATATAGACGACTTTGCCGCGATTGGTTTTATAACCGTTCCAGTCCATGCCCATTGCGATATGGCACGCGATATCGAGCATAACGAAAGTTTTACCGGCGATCGACGCGCCGTAAGCCATGGTCTCGCCACGTGGCAGGATTTTCTTGATAAGCCATTTAACCGGCGGCCGATTGCGGTAATCGTCGGCGCGGATCCGGGTATAGCGCAACCGTTCAGGTTTCACCTTATCGTCTTCGGGCGTGCTGATGTCTTCGAAGTCGGCGGCGTAATCTTCATGCCAGCCGGAATTCTCCGCGAGATTTTTGATATAGCCGACGGTGAGCACATTCGCTTTGTCGCTGCGGAAAGAACCCCATTTGTAAGAGAGCTCTTCATAGCCGCTGTAATCGGGACAGCGTTCAGACCAGGCTTCCCATAATTCGAGCCCTTCGTCGGATCCTTCGGTCTCGGCGTGGATTGCCATTCCTAGCGAAACCCATTTTTCATAATCGGCGGTTTCATTAGGTATGTTCTCCAGCATTTCTTGCAACTCGCCGAGATCTCCGTCGTATCGCCGTATTTCTTTTTTCGCCACCTTTTCGATGAGCGCGATTTTCGGAATTGGTTTCGAACATTTCCAGTCGATTGCGAGCGCATCTTCACGCGCGCCCGGCGTGTAACCGAGCATAGGATCTAGGGGCGCGCTTTCCCCCGAGAGAGGGAGGATAAATTGACTTCCGGATCCACCAGCGGGCACATTATCCTGTTTCGGGAAGATCTCGATCGTTTTCGCCCCGACGCCTTTTGTGCCGGGGGTATAGCCGAGCTTTTCGATGCCTTCTCGCAAGAACTCGCGAACTGAACGGGCGTCCTGGGGGTCGGCCCATACGAAATAAATGTGAGCGCCTTTGCCGCCCGATGAGCGGAAAGCAATCGGGTATAATCCTTCCCGCTCAAAATGTTCGCACACTTTCATAATGTGCGTTTCCATTTCAGACCAAGCTACGTCCCCTTTGTGCGAGTCCAGATCAAGTAGAGCTATCTCAGTGGTGGATTCCCCCTCTTTAATCGGGCACGCGCCGAGCGCCGGTCCCCCCCTCAAATGTTCTTTGACGCGTTTCTGGGTTATAGGAACACCGCGTTGGCAAACGGTTTTACCTTTATGTTTGCGCCAGCTTATGTCTGGGCGTACACGCAGTACCAACGCGTCCAATGCGGGTGATAAATCAATATGTTCTTTTGGCATGCGGGCGCTCGACGAAAGAGGGACAGATTATTTTCCTTTTATCTGCTGTCGCACCCATTCATCGATTTCAGTCCGCCTCCACTTTCGCGGGATACCGAATGCTGTCGGTGGTGGCAAGTCACGCGTCTTCACCCAATTATAAATTGAAGCGCGTGATAGTTTTTTTAGACCGAGTTTTGTTTTTAGAAGCTTTCTAAGTTCATCAATCACGATCAGTTCAGCACTTGACATTATCGACCTCGCTGGGGAAGCGGACGGGGGAGAGTCAAAATACTTATGCCTAATTTATAAAAAACTCAATAGATATGTATTGAAAAAAAATATATTGACAGTGTAGCGGCCGAGGTTTAGATCGGAATTAAGTCGTCAGTTACCCCTCCCGAATAGGAAAATTCACATGATCGCTCACATCGCCCTGCACTTTGAAAGCCTCGAAGAGCTCCAGGAATTCCTCACACGTAACAAAGATATTCCCGCCGTCACACGCGCTACTGAAACAGCGAAACCTCCGAAAGCACAAGCGACACCGGCGAAAACACCGGCTCCCGCGAAGGCTGAAAAACCCGCTGCGGCGCCGGTTGAGGAAGCTGATGATGCGGAAGAAGACGGCGCCGAAGAAACATCGGCCGCTCCAACTTTCGACGACGTTAAACAAGCGCTGCTGAAAGTCAATAAGCTGAAAGGAAGAGCTGCAACTGTTGCGGTTCTTGAAAAGTTTAAAATCGAAAAGCTCACGCGTGAGTTTGATGAGAAGAATTTCGCCGCCTTCATCGCCGCCTGTAACAAAGCCCTCGACTAAGCCTCCCGCCTACGCCTACCCGCCGTCCTCTCTAATAAATGGATCATTGTTATGGCCGATGAAGCTCATGCGCTTCTTTCACCGTCCGGCGCTCACAGATGGATGCGTTGTGCTGGCTCCGTCGTTTTAGAGGCGGCCGAGCCGGATGTTGAAAGCGAATTCGCTGCGGAAGGCTCGTTTGCTCACGCTGTTGCCGCACATTGCCTGATTAATAAACTCGACGCTAAAAACGTTGAGACCATTAATTACCAAGGAATTGAGAAGCCGGTCTCACGCGAGATGGCCGATTATGTCCAGGATTACGTCGACTACGTGCTCGCCCGTGGCGCTGGTCAGGACATGATGTTCGAGCAGCGCGTCGAGATCGGCTGGATCACAGGCGAAGAAGGTGCTAAGGGGACAGCCGACGCCATTATCATGGCCGACAACGGCGATTACATGCACGTCATCGATCTCAAATACGGCCTCGGCGTGCGCGTCGATGCTTATGAGAACGAGCAGTTGCAAATGTACGCGCTTGGCGCCTTGAACCAATTCGCCATGTTCGGCGATTTCAAAAAAGTTAAATTGCACGTCCACCAGCCCCGGCTCGAACACGAAGACGAATGGGAAACTGACATCACATCACTGGGGGCTTTTGGCGCTAGGGTTAAAGAGGCCGCAGCTCGTGTCCGGGAAGCTCAAAAAAGTAATAGCCTCGAAGGTTTTTTCAACCCAAGTAAATCTTCCTGCAAGTTTTGCAAAGCGAAAGCCAAATGCCCGGCGCTGGCAGCGGTTGTCGTCCAAGCAACAGGCGCGGACTTTGATGACGTGACCCAAAATGAACTAACCGAGCCCGTCAACCTTGGCGCGGCTATGGAGAAGACCGATCTCATCGAGCTCTGGATCAAGGGCGTGCGATCGAAAGTGGAAATCGAATTGCTCGCCGGCCGGCCGGTCGATGGCTGGAAGCTGGTCGAAGGCAAGAAGGGCAATCGTTCCTATACCGACGAAGCCGAAGTCGAGAAGGAATGTAAGGCCATGCGCCTGACGCAGGACGAAATGTATAAGTCCTCACTCAAAACCCCGGCGCAGATGGAAAAGCAACTCAAGGCGAACCCGAAGAAGTGGGACCGCATTAAGAAATTTATCACGCAGAAATCAGGCAAGCCGTCTGTGGCGCGCGCCAGCGATCCCAGGCCGACTTATGACTCCAACCCCGCGGCCGACTTCGATATCGTTGAGGAATAAAATGACCGAGATGATGACAATAGGAAAACTTGAGCGTGAGAAAGTAATCGAGATCCTAGTTGAACAGGCTATAAATTTACGTGCGCAGATGAGTTTAGCGCACCCAGAAATTCTGCCGCCTGAAATACTACTTATTCTCGCCTGGGAAAAAGCAATCCTCACTCGTTACCACCAACAATATATCGATGCTCCGGAAGAAATTAAAAACAAAATTGACGCTGCTAAGATGCGTTGCCTTAAGCATGCACCAGCATTCAGTTTAGGATTTTCTAGCGAAGTGGATCGTCTAGTCAAGGACTGCGAAGGGCCCGCTGCTACGGTTGTCATTAACGTTACGGGAAAGAAAATGGAAATAGTAAGTCTGTTAGCCAATGTGGCGGGTGCACGGCCTTTGTGGACGTATTTCTATCAACTGATACTTATAGCAGCGCTTTGCGCTGTTTTGACGGCTTGCGGCCGATATTCTTTTGACGCACCAGAAAGCCCAACTCCGCCTACCAGTTTAGCGGTGCAAAGAGGAGAAATCGTATGACCGACAAGACCGAAGAATTGCTGAAACAGCGCGGTGCCATCTATGGTGACTACACCACGCACGCCGAGATCAGCCAGGAACTCAAGGACGTGATGCGCAAGCAGAAAGGCTGGGATCGCCTGACAGCGAACCAGAAGGAAACGCTGGAGATGAACGCGCATAAGATCGGCCGCATTCTGAACGGCGATCCGAACCTCGAGGATAATTGGGCCGACATTGCCGGCTATGCCCGGTTGTCTGCCGATCGCGTCGTCGATCCGAACCAGCTCGATCTTGATCTGGTCGAGGCGAAATAAAAGGGAGAAACCAAATGGACACCAACGTCAAGCTGCACCTTAAACTCTACTTTCAGGCATGCCTGTTAGCGCTTTACGTTATGATCATCGTCGGATTTCTGACACCGTGTCTGATATCCGCCGATGATGTTTTTCTGCCCGTTCTGGGCGTACTCATTCTGCTGTCAGTGCCGCCAGTGGTCTGGATTGTAAGTCGGCACATTTACATCGCTCTCGGAGGACAAAATGAAAAGAAGAAAAACGATTATCGCGGCCCTGGCGCTCCTCGCGCTCGCTAGTTGCGACAAGGTTCCCGTTGGTGCCGTCGGCATCAAGGTCAACAATTGGGGTGGTGACAAAGGCGTCAACGATCAGGTGTTGTCGACAGGTTGGTATTGGGTGGGGTTCAGCAAGAGCCTCTACACTTTCCCTACTTTTATGCAGACCCGGAAATGGGAAGGGAAAGAAGAATTTTCTTTCCAAACCGTCGAGGGCCTGGTGGTGGGTGCGCCGATCAGCATATCCTATTCCGTCGATGCGGAGAAAGTGCCGGTGCTGTTCCAGACTTACCGTAAAGGTCTCGATGAGATTACCGACATCTACATCCACAATATCATCCGCGATGCCCTGATCGTTGTCGGCAGCACACGCACGATCGACGATGTGTATGGCGCCGGTAAAGCGAAGATCCTCGGCGATGTTCAGAAGATCGTATCTGATAAGATCGGTCCGATGGGCATCAAGGTCGATCAGATCTCGATCGTCGGATCCTTCTCGCTGCCGGATACGGTCGTGGCGTCGATCAACGCGAAGATCCAGGCGACACAACAGGCTCAACAGCGTGAGAACGAAGTCGCCACGTCGAAGGCCCAGGCTCAAAAGGCCGTGGCCGAAGCGACCGGTGAAGCTGACAGCCGCACGATCAAGGCCAAAGCGGAAGCTCAGGCTAATACGATCATCGCGCAAAGTCTGTCACCGGAGCTGGTGCAGTACCAGGCGATCATGCGGTGGGACGGTAAGCTTCCGGAAGTCAGCGGCGGTAGTGTTCCTTTCATCAACCTCGATATGAACAAGAAATGAGCTGATGGCCTTTAAGCGCAATGCTCCGCCCGAGGGGTGGGGACTCGATTATGCAACCGATACTTACGTACGTCGGGCGGAGCTGCGGATTACGAGGCGTGAATTGGGGGATAAGATGAACCTGGGCCGCGACGAATACGAATACTGGATGGAACAGAAGAGACGTGAGTTGGAGCAGCATGTGCATCGCGCAGAAGAGTTGCAGAGACGGCAGATGATGATGTCACCATACCCGCACGACCCGTACCAACAAATTGCAAACCCACTCTCAGGTTCGCAAGAGCCTCAACAACCGCAGAAGCAGAAAAAGAAAGAAGATCCGAGACCCAACCCGCTACTTTTACTTTTGGAGGAAGAACATGCAGCTTAAACCGTTTAAAGAACTCATTGGCTTGACGAAGGAAAAGCTCAATGAAGCAATGGCCCCGATCCGTGCCCGCCAGGTCAAGGCAAAAGCGGATCTCGAAATGAGCAAGATCGATACCGAACTTCTCAACCTCGAAACCGTCATACAGGAAGCGTGCGCGGAAAAAGACATCGACTTGCCGAAGCTCATGGCTAAACTCGATGAGGTCGCGTTGCTGGAACGTCGCAAAAAGCAATACGGCGAAGTCCTGGCGCAATTGTTCCCTGAAGAAGAACCAACCAAATAGGAGTAAGATCAATGGCAAAAGTAAAGCTTACAAACGTCCGTCTCAGCTTCCCGGTCCTCTTCGAGGCCGAGCAGTTTGACGGCAAAGGCCCGTTCAATTACGCGGCCGTGTTCCTGGTGGAAAAAGACAGCGCAAACCACAAGGCGCTGATCGCCGGCCAGAATGAAGTCGCCAAGGAAACTTGGAAGGACAAGGCCGCGGCTATCATGAAGAACGCGAACGAAGACAAGCGCACGCGTTTCATCAAGGATGGCGATGCTGAAACCTATGACGGCTACGCCGGTATGGTTCACATCCGTGCTCTCCGCGCCAAAGATAAGGGCCGTCCGCTCATCCTCGACAAGAAACCGAAGAAAGAAGACGGCAGCGATAATATCCTCACTCAGGATGACGGTAAGCCTTATGCCGGTTGCTACGTCAACGCGACAGTTGAACTTTGGGCACAGGACAACAAATATGGCAAGACAATCCGCGCGCAATTGCTGGCGGTTCAGTTCGCTAAAGACGGTGACAGCTTCGCGGCCGGCAGCAAGGGATCCTCGGATGAATTCGAAGATCTGTCTGACAGCGGTGAAGACGACTTGATCGGCGACTAGAGTTTATGGAAGGGGTATCCGTCTTACCAACGTGCATACGTCAAGTAGCTCAATTGCAGAGCGTGCATCGCCAGTGTCAGGTAAACATCGGCTGCGTAGGTTGTTGGTATCGAAGCCAACCTTGACCTTGGGTAACACCAAGCCCTTCCACCCTCTTTGAAAGGAGAAGACGATGACCAAGAAAACTGACGATAGCGATTTGATCGATGATGAACCACCACTGGCCGGCGTCGGCCATAACTCCGTGGCGGGCAAAGATCTCATTAAGATCATTGAGACGGTTGAAGATCTGATCGAACAGCGTGGCGCGATCAACGAAGCGATCCGCGAGACGATGGATGTCGCGAAAGTCAAAGGTTATGACAAGCGCACGATCCGTGAAGTGATTAAGCTCCGCGCGCTCAACGCCGAAGTCCGCGAGGAACGTCAAAATCTTCTTGACACTTACCTGGTCGCTGTGGGGTTAGCTTAATGGATGCAAAAGCTCAATGATATCGCCGGTAAAACATTCGGGCGGCTCACCGTCCTTTCGCTCGTGGAAGACAGGCGCGATGGCCGGAGGCAATGGCTTTGTCTTTGTCTTTGCGGTATCCAGAAAGTCGTATCGTCCAAAGGGCTTCTTAGCGGTAAGACCAAATCATGTGGCTGTCTTCGCTCGATCAGTTGCGCTAACCGAAACACCACGCACGGGCATAGAACTGGAGGATCTTCGCCAACATACGAGGTGTGGTCCTCTATGCTTCAACGCTGCTCCAACCTTAATCACAAGCATTATAAGTATTATGGTGGACGCGGGATCTTGGTGTGTGAAGAATGGCTACGCTTTGAGCAATTTCTTGCGGACATGGGTGAACGACCGGAAGGTCTGACGCTTGATCGTATTGACGTAAATGGCAACTACGAGAAGGGTAATTGCCGATGGGTAGAGTGGAGCGTCCAAATAGAAAACAAGCGCAAAAGAACACGGGGAGAGGGGAAATGCGTAACGAAAAATGGCGAGTCATACCAAGATACGAACACTACGAAGCCAGCGACCGAGGTCGAGTGCGTTCCGTCGACAGAACCATCACAGTCAATTCCGTTTTGAAAGGAACATACACGAAAAAAATACGTGGGCGCGTTCTTAAGCCGCGGATAAACCGTAGAGGACATCTAGGGTTAGCTTTGGGAAGAGGAGACAAAAACTTTTTTGATGTGCATGCGCTTATCGCCCGGACCTTTCATGGGCGGCGGCCACTTAATGCGGATGTAACTCATAAAAATGGACGGCCTACTGATAATAGGGCTTGTAATCTGGAATACAAAAGCCGAGGCGAAAACAACAAAGATGTATTCTGGCATGGTCGACGCAAAGTGACACTGGCACAAGTGCAAAAAATACGAAAAACACGTTCTGCAAAAGAACGCCTGCGGTTGGCTAAAGAGTTTGACATTTCTTATAGCCACGTCAGGAAGATTAGGTCAATGGAGCGTTACGCACATGCTTGAGAAAGACGGACATACTTTTACCGTCCAATGCGACTTCTGCCCCGACACGCACGACACCGACGAAGACGAATTTCTAGCAGCCGTCGAAGCGGTCAAGCGCGAAGGCTGGAAAGTGTTCAAGCAAAACGGTGAATGGTTTCACAAATGTGGCTGTTGCCCGGCGGGGTAAGGTATGGCGAGGATTTATCTATGCGTAATAAATTTCCTGGGTGCTGCTATCGGTGCGGCAAACGCGTCGAGGCGAACGAAGGGCATTTCGAGAAGGTTCACGAAAAGAAGATCGATAAACTCGGCGAGACCGTGCGCGGCAAGAAGTGGTTGCTTCAACACGCCAGTTGCGCGATCGAATTTCGTGGCACGGACCACATCGCTGGCGGGAAGAAAACCCTCACCGACGATTTCAGGGATGTATCATGACGTGGTTTATGCACCTGCAAACGGAAGATCGGCATTGGACGTCGATCGTCAAACCGATGGCGGAGAAATATGGTCTGCATTGGGGTCTCAACCCGGACTACGACCGTGCGACAATAACCGCGAGCCTTGTATCCCCTGCTGCGGTGAACAAACCAATCCGCATCGATGTGGACCGCGCCAATAGATCTGAGAAAGAGATCATGATCGATCTCGAGAAAGCAATCGCTAAATTGATGGCAATAAAATGAGCTGGATCACGCGCCTCCGGCCGGATGACCAGATTGTTGTCGGTGACACGAAAATAAAGAATATTTCAAAACGCCCGGTTGATCTGGCGATCGACAGCCCGCATAAAATTGTTAAAAGCCCGCGGGTTAAAGAACCTGAACCTAAGCCGAAAATTCCAGAACCTTTCAATATTTTTGTAGGCTGTATCATCTGCGGTAAAGAAGTTGAAAACACACCGCGTTTGATTAGGGTGTGCGACGCGTGCTTGAAGGCAGACCCCGCTCTGGGGTGGGCGCCATGACGCGCCTATACTGCGACACAGAAACCTACAGCGAGATCTCACTAAAAACCCACGGCAGTTACGCTTACAGCGAGAAAGTCGAGGTGATGCTTTTCGCCTACGCTCTCGATAACGGCCCGGTGAAATTGTGGGACCGGACGCGCACGAAGAAAATGCCGGCCGATCTCGAAGCCGCGCTGAACGATCCCGACGTCATGACCGTATGGCATAACGGTGGTGGATTTGATCGCCTGGTCGTGGCCAGCGATATGGGTATTGTCCTGCCGCCCGAGCGGATCCATGACACGATGGCGCGTGCTTTTAGCCATGGTTTCCCGGGCGGCCTCGATCTTCTTTGCGATATCATGCAGCCGCCTATTTCTAAGGCGAAAGACAAGGACGGTAAAAAGCTGATCCAGCTTTTCTGTAAGCCGCGGCCGGCGAACCAGAAAATCAGGCGTGCAACGCGCGAGACCCACCCCGAAGAATGGGAAAAATTCTGTAAATACGCCGTGCTCGATATCGAAGCCATGCGGTATATGGACGCTAAAATGCCGCTGTGGAATTACACCGGCTATGAGCTCGGCCTGTGGCATCGCGATCAGCGCATCAACATGCGCGGTTGCATGATCGATAAGGAGCTGTGTGAAGCCATGCTGCGCGCCGTCGAGCGCGAGCTGAAACGTCTCGCCGCGCGCACCGATGATCTGACGCTCGGTGACGTTCAATCCACCACCCAGCGCGACGAAATTCTGCGTCACGTCCTGCAAGCCTACGGCGTCGATTTACCGGATCTGCAAGCCAGCACGATCGAGCGCCGTATCGAGGATCCGGATCTGCCGCGCGAGCTGAAAGAATTGTTGTCCATCCGGCTGCAAGCTTCATCGACCAGCACGGCAAAATATAAACGCTTTCTCAACCTGATTTCTTCCGACGGCCGTTACCGCGGCGCGCTTCAATTTTCCGGCGCCGCCAGGACGAAGCGCTGGGCTGCACGCGGCGTGCAGCTGCAAAATCTGCCCAACCCAACCATGTCGGCCGAGGACATCGAATTCGGCATCGAATGCGTTAAATCGGACTGCGAGGATCTGTTCTTTAAGGACATCATGGAGCTCGCCCGGTGCGCGGTGCGTGGCTGTATCGTTGCGCCCCCGGAACATAAACTTTATATCTCGGATCTGTCGAATATCGAAGGGCGCGATGCCGCATGGATTGCTGGCGAGGATTGGAAGCTACAGGCGTTTTCAGACTTCGACCATGGCTTGGGGCCGGATCTCTATAAGCTCGCCTACGCGATCGCTTTCAGGATCTCGCACGGAGATGTTACGAAAGCGCAACGACAAGTCGGCAAGGTCATGGAACTCATGCTCCAATACGCCGGCGGCGTCGGCGCTTTCGTGACCGGGGCGCTCACCTACGGCATCGATCTCCAGGACATGGCGAACAGGGTTTTGGAAGAGGTCGAAGCGGGCGTGCGCGAAGAGGCCGAAGATTTCTTTGAGTGGCGTTTTTCGAAAGGCGCCACGCTCGGTCTGCCGCGCGATATCTTCGTGGCTTGCGATAGCTTGAAACGTCTCTGGCGGCGTAACCATCCGCGGATCGTCACCGGCTGGGATGATATCGCCGAGGCCGCGCGCAACGCGATCGACAGCAAGGATCGCGTCTTCAAGGCGCGGCGTCTTTCCTTCGAGCGCAAAGGCAACTGGATGCGGATGGTGCTGCCGTCCGGTTTCTTCCTCTGCTATCCGGGCCCGCGCGTCAGCGACAAGGGCGAGATCAGCTTCATGGGCGTCAATCAATATAATCGTAAATGGTCACGCTTGCGCACCTACGGCGGCAAGCTGTTCGAAAACGCGTGCCAGGCGACAGCGCGCGACGTAATGGCGTGGAACATGGAAGGCATCGAAGATGCCGGCTATAATATTATTCTCAGCGTGCATGACGAATTAATCACCGAGGCGCCTGACAATCAAAGTTTCTCGCATCGCCATCTGAGCGAGCTGCTTGCCACTAATCCGCCCTGGGCGGCTGGATTGCCTTTGGCGGCCGGCGGCTTTGAAAGTCATCGTTATAGAAAGGGCGGCTAAAATGAAAGAAGTGTGGCGAAATATTCCTGGATACGAAAGCCGCTACCAAGTGAGTAATAAAGGCCGTGTTCGGAGCCTTAACCGATTCACTGAGGATGTTCTCGGCCGTACCCGGTATCGGCGCGGACAAATCCTTAAGCCAACGCCAGATTTAGATGGGTATTTGCTTGTTAATTTACCGGATTGGAAAAGCGCGCCTGTCCATCGCCTTGTGCTGCTTGCGTTCAAAGGAAAACCGTCACCTCGAATTTTGAAAGCTTGCCATAGAAATGGGAAGCTTCAAGACAACCGCGTTAGAAATTTAGTTTACCAGACCCAAAAGAAAAACATTCACGATAAGAAAAGACACGGCACACATTTAGAAGGTGAACAAGTACCTAATGCACTTTTAACTAAGGTGCAAGTTAAGGGCATAAAAAAGAAATTAGGTCGTGTAACACAAGAAGTCCTGGCTGCGAAATACAAGGTTAGCCGCGCCGCGATCAGTCAAATCGCAGTAGGAAATAATTGGAGGCACGTCTAATGCGAACTTGGAGGCTCCGCCGTCGTTTTAAAGAACAACATGCTCCGCACGGCTCTCGTATCACGTTGAGTGACGACCATCCGGCTGTAACTGAGGGGCGTACGCTTTTTCCCACGCGCGTTTCTTCCCCAGATGAACGCGTTTTGAAATCCGGAATTAATTCTCGAAAAATCGGCAATCGCGTTCTGAAAGGAAAATGGTATGGCATGCCTATATTTACTCTCACTCTTGAGGAACGCGCTACCTGCCCGCGGAGTTGTGCGCACTGGAAAAATTGTTACGGATCGAATATGCCCTTTCCAAAACGATACCGCCACGGGCCAGAACTGGAAAAGCGACTTGAAGCAGAGCTTAGTGCTCTCGCTGGGCGCTTTCCTGCTGGCTTTGTTGTGCGTCTCCATATTCTGGGCGATTTTTATTCTGTGGAATACGTGAACTTCTGGCACGGGCAGCTCGAAAAATTCCCGAACCTTCACGTCTTCGGTTACACAGCGCGCTGGATCGATGAAGATATCGGCGTTGCGATTATGCAGATCCGCGTCGCCTTTCCTAGCCGGTGGTGGGTTAGGTTTTCTGGGAGAGATCAAGAATGTGATTTATCTACTGGTGAGAGCGGTATAATATGCCCCGTACAGACAGGTAAAACAGAAGCATGTGGGACTTGTGCGTTATGCTGGACGGCAAAGAAACCTATTCGTTTTTTGGTGCATTGATGCGAACAGATCAGGAACTTCTCGCTCTTGCAAAAGAGACCAGCGATAAAACCAGCGCGTCCTTTCGCGCCGATACGAAAAGAGATAACGCCGTATTTACTGTTTACAATATCGGTTATTTTTGCCTGGGCGACGGCCGGGTGATCCGTTTCGATGAAATGGGCGATGCTTATTTTGCGGAGGAGTGATGGCCACTTATATCATATCTGATAAAATAATTATCGCATTAGGAAAAGGGTCATTAGAGGCAGGTGTTGAGCTTCTCAAAAAATTTGCTCAACACACCGCAGGAGTCGATTTAGTTGAGCCTAAGAAACCCCAGGAGAATGCTAATGGCAGAAGAAGCTGATCTCGAGGTATGGGCTATAAAGCAAATAAAATTAAAAAAAGGCGTTACACGTAAAGTTAAGTGGATCTGCCGGCGTGGTGCTCCAGACCGGTTGGTATGGGTGCCCGGATGGCTTTGGCCTGAATTATGGGAATTGAAAGCTCCAGGTAAAAAATTAGAAGCACATCAGAAGCGTGAGCATATTAAATTACAACGTATGGGTGTTACGTGCCGAAAAGTAGATACGCGTGAGCAAGTGATTTTATTTTTAAATAGTTAGCTTGGTCGCTTGTCGTTTGCGGGTCAGGCATTTTTCCACCTCCCATTAAGTTCGTTCACCGCATTTCCTATTGCTGCGGAAATAAATAGTGATACCTCAAACTCACTCAACCCCTTTTGTTCAAATTTTGCCGCTATATGATGCGGGTGATTTATCAGAGGAGTGCTGAAATGAACATAACCATCTTCTCTCCACACCTTCACATCCGACGCTTTCCATGTCACCAGGAGAGGAAATGGTTTTCTTCTACCTTTTGGCCTACCCATTTTCTTTTTCGTGGTTTTAGATTGTTCCATGACTAAATATCCTCTCGGCAATTTGATCTTTGGTTAGTTGTTCCGCAGCCTTAATTCGCTTTCTAAGAAGAAGAAGAAGCGCAAGCTCTCTGTTTTCCGTTCTAGCTTGTCGATACATTTTAGCGAGAGTTGAACGGTATTCAACTATCTCTGGAATATCTTTCCATGCTGATCTCGGCAGAGGATCGTAATGCCATGGATTTGTCGCTTGTGTCGTCATGGCATCTTCCTCTTTCTCAGATACGGCAACGGTTGATTTCTTTCTTCGAGATACATTGGTGTATAGAATTTCCCGCATTCGCACTTGTGAACATCACGGCAAGGGTCAAACGACATAACAGGCTTTGGAGTTTGACATTTGCAGCCAAACGCTCTCAAGAGGGCCAATGGCACATCGAATACGGTGGTTAATGAGTTTTATGATACTTTTTTCTCGTTGACAAGAAAGTATCGTACTTATTTTTGAAAGTCAACACCAAAATAACCACTTGCACCATTTTATTTAGTGTGCTACAAATTCCTCATGAAAAGCGAAATACGAAAAACAATCAGCCTTCCCAAGACGATATGGAAAGCCATATCGGATTATAGATTTGATAACAGGCTAAAAACAGAGGCTGAGGCCCTTCGACGCATCCTTAAAGAGGCTCTAGATGTCTAGCGGCTACATCTACATCATGCGCTATGAGAACGGCATTATAAAAGTTGGATGTTCGGTCAATGTATCTGTTCGGCGGCTTTTGGCGTTGCTCACAATTGGAGGTTGTCCATGACTAAGCCCACAACACTAACGACGAAAGACCGTCAGGCTGCGGCTCTCCGAAACATTGACTCGGCGTTGGCAAAGGCTGCGGCCTTTATCAGCGCTTATAGCCAAGATGAAGCATCGAAGATCAATCTTGCAAGGAGAGATGTTGGTTTTATCAGACGAGCCTTGAAGGTGAAGCTATGACCAGATCACAAACGACACTCGATAAAACAACACTTCAAGCGGTTTACGATAAGATTGATGCGCGTCGAGAGTTAGAAAGATCGTACTGCGCTCAGACTGAGCATGGAGATAACGGAGAAGTGGTAGGTATGGGTTATTGCCTCGATATAATCTTAGCCATGCAAAGAGAAACGTCGTGACAAAGAAATGGTCTTCAACAAAAAGCGGCGACGGTCAGACGAAACGCGCCGCGTCTAAACTCAAGCGCCGGTCCGCCGACATGGCGCTACTGCGGGAGCTTAAGCGTCTCGAAAAGCAAAAGCGGGAAGCACCGCCTATGACCGGGAAGGAACTTGACAAATGGCTGAACAAACGATAACCGCCAAACGCTTGCTCCGTGTCGATCTTGTAAAAGGTGAATCATGATGTACGTCCACCTGGTACTTCCAACAAGGTATAGAACCCGATGACCAAGCATCCACAAACGACGACCAAAAAACAGCAGTATAACTGCTGGACGTGTCAGACAGAGCTACAAGTCGCTGTCTACAAACAATACATTGAAGTGCAGCCATGCCGTAAGTGTATGGATGAGGCGAAGAAACCAGCTTATCTAATTCAGGAGGCACTTGAGATGATTTCACCAAAGCCGGTGCTTCGCTATGAGTAAAACACAAACGACCCACACCCATGAGAACGATGACGAATACGCAATCCAAGAGAAGATTCTTGGATGCATAAAAGTCGTTGTTGAGCAAGATGGCTTCGTGGAGCGATCCTACAATCATGGCAAGATGATCGCCATAATCAGGGAGATGATGGCATGGAAAAACCAGTAACCACGAAATGTTGGTGCCTGACTTGTGAACCCAAGACAGGTGAGATCGGATTGGAGTGTAAGAAAAAACAAACACCGATGCCTGACGATTTGCTTCATGAGTTAGCGCGTCGAATGGCATTGGCGGCTGGAAGTTTTATTCCCAACGATGATTCGGGAAAAAGAGCGGCGGCGATGAGGGGACTTCACGGCACATTGTTTAACTGCTTGAAGTCTTCCCCGGAGTTTCTCGACTGGTGCCAATCTGAAAGGGATTTTCATGACAGACGGAAAAACAGTAACGACGCTTACTAAGTTGAAGAGGTGGAAATTCTTTGAGCCGAGAGCAGACAAGAACGGAGAGTTTCACGGATGGCTTATCGAATGGAGGAAAGCATGACCCACCCAGACCTATTCCGTAAGCCCCAAATTCCTGCCACACAGCCCCACACTCTCGTCCGCACGAGTGATCCAGACACCTCCGTCGCGACCGCTTGCACGGTCAAGGTAAGTGAAAGTGAAGATAAGAACCGTCTTTGAATACGAAGATGAAAGGATAGAGTTAAAACCATGCAATACATAGTCAAAGGTTCTCACAATTCTGGCGAAGTCTATTATGGGCCATTCGATGATCCTCAAGGGGCCGCCAACTTCTCTTGGCATCACCCCGGAAGTATCGTGATTGTACTGCGGCCAAAAGATAATCCTTTCCCTAAATATGAGGAGAACAAACATGACAAAAACTGAAACACAAACCACCCGCCGCAAGCGCCTTCAACGTATCCGCGAATCTGTACGTGCAGTTGAATGTCTCTTACTTGAGCTAAGAAAAGAACAAAACGAAAGCGGGACAATCTTCATTCCGTCGATCAATGATGGATTTGACGGACTTTATTATCTTCAACGATTGGCGAGGAGCGCAGCATGACACAAACGACGAAATGGAACAAACAATCATGCTGCTCGAAAGGATGTGGCAACAAGATCATGTGCATGGGCGGATTGGAAGATCGGAAGATCGGACGTTGATCGAGGACGGCTGGAAGAAAATCGGCAATCAATGGTACTGCGACGATTGCGCTGTTTATCGGAAGGATGCGGCATGACTGAAGCCGCGAATGGAGGCCGCCCGAATATGGCGAATAAGGCGGATGCCGTTGATACGGTTTCCACCCCCCATGCCGCAGAAGTATTAGGTAACCCTCCATTGGCGTTCTAAGCATACTAGCAGATTGGGAATATGTCTAAAGAATTTATCCCCCGCACGTACCAGAAGCTCGCGATCGATTTTATTCTCGATACCCGGCGTGCCGCCCTCTTCGCCGATATGGGGATGGGAAAAACTGCGTCGGCTTTGACCGCCCACGATACGATGCTCTTATGCGGTTACGAAACAAGGCCGGCCCTGGTGGTGGCGCCATTACGGGTGGCGCGTAAGACTTGGAGCGATGAAATAAAAAAATGGGACCACCTCAGTGGTATGACCGTTTCTACTATTGTCGGGGACCAGGAACAACGGCGCATAGCAGCTAAACGGGATGTTCAAGTCCACATAATAAATTTCGACAACCTCCCGTGGCTGATCCAAACACACGGCGATCGATGGCCTTACGGTTCTATCATTATAGATGAGAGCACACGTCTAGGCGGATTGCGCGTTAGCGTCCGCGTGAAGAATGGTAAGCGCTGGGTGCAAGGGCAAGGTACTATCCGGGCACGAAAGCTCGCGAAGCTTGCTTTTTATAGCCGCAATGAGCGTTGGCTTAACCTGACAGGCACGCCGGCGCCAAACGGTTTAAAAAAACTCTATGGTCAAATTTGGTTTCAAGATTTCGGTGAGCGCCTGGGTAATTCATTTTCTGCCTTCGAGAAGCGGTGGTTCACCCTTGATCGCGACGGTTATAAACTTGTCCCCTTACCGAACGCCGATCGCGAGATCCACGCCAAGATTAAAGATGTGTGCCTTAGCCTGTTGGCAAAGGATTATTTCGATCTGAAAGAACCGATCGAAATCAAGATCGAAGTGGAACTTCCGGTTAAAGCGCGGAAACTCTATCGCGAGATGAAGAACAAATTCTATATCAAGATCGGCGAGCGTGAAGTTGAAGCGTTGAACGCTGGCTCAAAAGCGTTGAAACTTCTCCAGCTCGCCAGCGGCGCTATCTATCTGGATCCGGAAACCGAGAATGATGACGATCCGCGGGCGAAGGATTGGGTTGAAGTTCACGATGAAAAGATCCAAGCGCTCGAAAGCGTCATCTCGGAATGTAACGGCATGCCGCTGATCGTGGCTTATCAATTCCGTAGTGACATCGAACGGCTGAAAAAAGCCTTCCCGAAAGGCCGCGATTTCTGCACCGAGAAAGACGAAGACGATTTTAAAGCCGGGAAGATCGACCTACTTTTTATCCATCCCGCCAGTGGCGGCCATGGCATTGATGGTTTTCAGTACATCACCAATCGAATAGCCTTCTTCAGCCAATGGCCCGACATGGAGCTCCGAGACCAGTTGATTGGCCGCATAGGCCCGGTTCGTCAGTTTCAAGCGGGCTTTGACCGACCGGTTTACGTATACGATATCGTCGCCGTAGACACACGCGACGAGGATGTTTTGGAGAGTCATGTTGAAAAGCGCGAGATCCAGGACTTCCTGCTCGACGCTATGCGTCGGTAGGTTTGTAATTGCGCATGAATTTCTGGCACCGGCTGACCGTACTCACGAAGACATCGGCATCGCCGCTTTCCAGTCGGCGCAATGTCGTATAGGCGCATTTCGTTAATGAGGCCCATTGGCGGGCTGACATCTTATGTTTCTTCATAAATGCCCTGATTTCGCGGGCGAAAGTGGGCGGATGAAATCTCTCTAAATTAGGCGTTGACGGCATTCGTGTTATCTCCTATGGTCACAGTTCATGTACGATAACACGGCCGCCGTTAAAACACAAATCACGAGGTTCATATGCTTTGCGGACAATGTGGAAAAACGATTTGGGCAGCAGAGGGTGAGCCGGTCATTTGCTCTTGTCTGCGCCATAAAGAGGGTGGAGTATCGTTGACCAACATATCTCACCCTTTCAACGAAGCCGCGCTTGAGACAATGGAAATTGAAATGCCGCCGGGCTGGAGGCCGCGGCATGAGATCCTGCTCGGTGATTTAGAGCGCATACGCAGAGAGTTGCAGCAATCGAATTATGAAAAAGCCGGTGCCACGATCGACAAGGTTATCGGAACGCTGATCGGCTACTTCTCGGTGGAGAAATAAACTGTGACTGAGATCACCCTCTTCCGGGTACACCTTCGCTTCCTCGCTCTCGTAGGCTTATTCTTCGGGGTCGTGATTGCGGTGGGGATCCTGGGAGCTTACCTCTGGAGCATCTTCACATGGCAAACACCCGCGTAAAATCCCGTCCCCCATCCTCCGTTAACGCCTACTGCGGCGAAAGAAATTGCAAACTTAGATTTCTCCATTGGCACGAAGACGGCCGTGTCCAGCTGCCGCCCAAAGGTCCATTTGTAACCGCCCGGCCGATCGCGCCGCCGGTGGCGGATGAGCCCGAAGAAGACCCGATGGCGCCAACGACGCGGCCGCCGGAAGAAGGCACTCCCGAGCGGATCCGCCAGGAGCTCTTGGGGCATCTTGATAGTTCTTTCAAGGGGTCGCCTCTCCCCATTAAGTCTGAGCCGGAAGATGTATTTGGCGCGCTAACCGGTCAGATTATAGATCTCAATAAAAAGATCTCATGGATGGGCGACCAATTCACCGACGCATTTAAAGTACATCGCGGTCATGGCGCCGAAGATTATGGGAATCTCAAACAGCACATCGCGAATGACTTCGACGCGTTCAAGAAAAAACTCCAGGCGCTATCAGATTTTACCGCCGGTGTTCGGGCTCTTCGCCAACCGCTTGGCTTCTGGGCGGTTGTCGGTGCGACGGTGCTGGGCGGCTCGATCACAGCATGCCTTGTTGTTTTCGCGGTTTGCGCGATCCGAGCGTTTATACTTTAAACGCTGAAAAAAACGTGATTGCCCACTTCGGCTACTTCGGTCTTTCCGGCAGCCCATTCAGGAGGGTTTGGCATTGATCGAGCGTAATATGAAGTAGCCGAATTTGTATTATCGCGTAGGATACCATTAAGCGCAGCGTTCGCAATTGTAAGGCACTCATTGTAGATAGGATCGGTGCCGGCGGTGATCGCCATAATGAGGGATCGGTTTGGATCAGATTCGTTCCAGCATGAAAATTGATATGGCGCAAGGCAGACCGATCTAACATCGTGACCCCACCAGGTTATGCGCGACTTGGCGCGGTTGATAATGACGTTCGCGACGGCCATGAGGCCGTAGAAACCTTCGCCGCGGGCTTCTCCAAAGAGAGTACGAGCGAGGATCTCCTGGTCTGAAAAAACATCGGTGTCAGCCATTCCGAGGTGCGAGTAAGAGTTTAAGAGGGGGTCTTACGGTTTTGTATCGTCCGCTTTTCAACGCTTCTTCCTCGCGCCGGTCAAGCTCTTTCACGTATCTGACAAAATCGTAATCGTGCATGAGGGCTGTCAATTCGGCCTTCGAGAGCTTTCGGCGCTCGATTTCAGCCATTGCCGTGCTTTGGATGTTTGTGGCGGAGAAACTTTTTTGGTCGCTTCCGGTTTGGGTGCCGAAAGGTTAAAGCCGAAGCTTTACGGAACGCCTTGCTCATGTCCCCTCTTATCAATCGTCAGACGATAATAGCATAGTTTCGGGCGCCGGCACAGGTAAAAATATGCCGGCTGCCTCTTCGGCTGTCGTAATAAGATCGAAATTAGCGAGATGTTCGGGGGTCTCTTTGCCAAGGGTGCCGGCCGTAAGGGTAAAGGCCAGCAAGATGGCGAGGGAATACCAATCAACCTTATTAGACATGTTGACCTCCTTATTGTTTAAGAGCTTGCTGTCACCCCCTGCGCATAGAGGTGGATCGAATGCCATGCCATAAACCCTTCGGACCAATCCGTCGGCGTGACATGCAATAATTTGAAACTGGTAGGCTCGATAGCGATCTCGTCACCGATAACCAGGGGGACTTCTGTTACCGGATCAAGACCGTTGCGATAAGACGACTTTGGAACCGACGCTACGTATTGGGCGAATTGGAGGCATCCGGGTCTTGGGGAGCCAAAGACTTTAATTCCTCCCGGGCGGCCTGCTTGAAGGATGTATCGCCCCGCAAGCAGCCAAGCATGCGCCGCACCAAGGGAATGGCCACAGAAAGTGGCACCGTCACTAAGAAGCGGTAAGGCTTTTGCAGCAAACTCATCAAGACCCTCATCGAAGCCAGCGTGGATCGAACCGAATTCCGGATGAAATTTGCGTGGGCCTAATTTGACGACTTCAAAATCTCTAAACCAATCTTCTCTCGTGATCGAACCTCGTAACACGAGGGTATTATTTTTTATTCCTCCGCAGATCCCGTCGGGGTCTGTGCCGTCCCAAAAGTGATCCCAGGCACCCAAAAGAGGGTTTTGGTAACTGGCGACACATAACCCGACGGCATCTACGTCAGAAATCATGGCATTAGGAAGTGGCTGTGCCGTTTCCTGCGGCCGTATCGGCCGGGAACTGCGCTTCCAGCTTCGTCACTTCGGCTTCAAGGGCCGTTGCATCGACCGGCGGTTGCTGTGCGGCTTCGAGCGCAGCGACTTTCGGTTCAAGGGCTTTGATGCGGGCTGTAAGGCTGTCGATGGTGGCTTGATCTAACATTTCTGCTCTCCATAGTTTGAGGATGTTGCGATATAGGAACTTGAACTGCTTCATTTTAACCTCCCGCGGAGTGACCCGCGTTTAGGCTGCGGCGGCTGCGACCGTCGCGGTGGTGCCAGGCGTTGCGCCTGTCAACTTATCGGCCTCAAGATCGATCAGCGCTTTGAGAGACGCTGCCGTGTCCTTTGCGGCCGCGGCTTCGATATTCGGCAACGCAGCGATCGCTTGCGTTTGGAATGCGATGCTTTGCGCCACCACATTGTCAGGAGCCGGGTTGGTGACGATGCTTGTCAAATAACTATCCGCCAGGGGGCGTGTTACAGCGAGCTCGTCCTTCACGACTGTGGTGAAAAGGGTGTCGAGTGAAGCCTTGATGTCATCTTGTACGCTCATGGTGTTTCCTTTCAGGTGGGGGTTACTCTTTTTCGTCTACATTTTTACCGTAGCGGATGGCTTTCCAGATGTTGGCGAAAAAGAACCGAACAAAAAGTATAGCATCGACGCTCGCATACACAAGATTTTTTGGCGCAATCAAAATACCAACAATCGTGCCCTCTAAGCTGCTTTTGACGATTTCGGAGTCGACGCCCAGGGTTTTGAAATCGACGCCGTGCAAGCTGCATTGATTGAGGATATAGCTCGAGATGAAGCCGGATACGATACCGGTCATTATGCGGACGAGAGTGTTTGTCTTCTCAGTCGCCGGCATCGTCATTTTGTTCTCCGTGGCGGAACGTGAAAAAAGTCGCACATATCGTCGAGCCGCTGTTCGATATGGGCATACCGATTTTCGATCTCACTATAGTGGGTCTCGAGGGCTTCGATGCGGATTTGTTGCTTGTCGGCCGTGGCGGCCATCGCGGTGAATTTCGAGAAATAAATTCCGGCCGTAAAAACGACCATAATGAGGAACCCGGCAATCTGAATGAAAGGGGTTGCCTTGTCGTACATTTCGCGGCACCAATTTGATTGGAGGCGGGCGCGGAGCATATTTTACGCTTTCTTTATGCCAGAGGATAAAAAAAATGCGGAGACCGTTTTCACGGCCCCCGCATCTTCATATTAGGGCTTAGGATAGTGGATACCATCCTTGTCTTTATAAGGGTACCGCTGCGAATTTGGTATCGCGTAACCAACGCGAACGCCGTCCTCAACAACGATGTGCTCAAAGCTCTTCGGGTCTTGCGGATAACTATAGTCAACGACCTTGAAAGCTTTTTCGAAAGGCTTCTCGCCCGTGGTGTTTGCCCAGATGAACACTGAGAACATCGCGGCCGAGCCCAGCACCGCAGCGCCTTGTATTGCACTGGCGGTAGCGAAAGTTCCCGCGGCGCCGAACGGAGCCGGAGGGAAAACAACTTGAGCGTGAGCATGCTTCGGTATCATGCCGAAGATTAAAAAAACGGCGGCTGCGAGAAGAAGGGTTTTCTTAGTAAGTGTCTTTTCCATCGTCTTTCTCCGTGTTTAAGGTTAATACTGACTGCTATCACCTATGCTAACATATCTTCAAGGCAAATAAAGAGGAAAATAAAGGCTAATTCCCCACACATGAGTATTGAATTGTATCGGTGTTATTGAGGTTTATATTGAAACCAACACTTGAGCCGGAGACATTTTGAGCGGTGCATACCAGCCCTGTATTAGTCTGATCCGTGCAGCTACATGTATAGCTCGTAGAAGATGTATAAACTGCTGACCCTGAGAGAGTGACGGTCAACGTATTTGTACTACCCCCTGGCATTGTTCCTGTGTCTACGATCAGATGTGGAGAAGTTTTAGTGCTGCCCGTATGGCCGTATAAAGGAGTTCCAGAAGCTCCCACTGTCTGAAAAGTCGGAGCTGATCCCGCACCGTTGCTCGTCAACACCTGCCCGGCAGTCCCTAGTCCGCTAACGACTGTCGGCGACCCACCCGCGCCGCCGCCGAGAACAACCGCATTGGCGGTTAAAGCGCCGGAAGAGGCTAAAGACGATGTGCTGCTGGCGTATAATACACCCCCTGACGTCATCGATGCCGGGTAAGTGACGCCGCCTAGCGTCGCTTGCCCCGTTACGTTTAGGGTGCCCGCCACGAGGGTGTCGCCGCTCGCCGCTGTGACCGTAAATTTATTGGTGTTGACAGAAAAGTTTCCTGCGACTCCCAGCGTAGTGCCGACCGTGGCGGCGCCGCTCATAGTCGCGAGACCACTCACTGTAAAGGTTCCTGTTAGCGTTTCGCCTGTTGACGCCCACTCAACGATCTTTGAGCCGCTCACCGATACGTCTACTTTAGCTGCACCGGCGGTATATAGCCCTGTGGTGGCATCTGTTGAAATAGACGGGTTTGTTACCGAAGCTGTTGTCCCAAGGCTTATGTTGCCAGTTACGGATGTGACATAGGGGCCGAGGACAGTAAACGCACCGTTACTGGTCGCGTTTGACGTGACAAGAATTGTTACAGATTGTCCTGCCGCTACTGACGCGGCAACAGCGGTCGTTCCGTCAGCGGCATCCACCGCGAACGTATTGGAGCCGACATTGTTAACAACGATGGTCCCGCCAGCAACAGGGGAAGCTGTCGCGTTCATTGCCGGTAGGATAAGTTTCTTGCTAGTCGTGGTCAACGTGATGTTCTGCACGTTGTTCATCGGATTGGTCAGCGTGATATTTGACGCGCTCGAGGCCGTGTTGACGCCGATCGTCGTGCCGCTGGAAGCAGACCAGATAAAACCGTCAAAAGCTCCAAAAGCCGTGTTAATAATCGAACCCCAGGTGTTCTGAGAGCCCCCCACAACAGGAATCGCGACGTTATAGTGCGTGGTATTTGCGAGCGCTGTTGCCGCGAGCAAACACAGGATGGTGACAAGTGCAGAAAGTTTTTTCACGCTGCTCTCCCCTCATAAAATTGGATCTCTTCCGGTGTTGCGTAATGCCATGAGAAACCGCGACAGGTATTTCCTCGTCCGGCTAATACTTTACATATATGAGAAGCAGAGATGCCATCTTTGGCTGCGGCGTGAATAAAAGGGTAGTATCGCGTCTCTTTTTTATTCGAAGCGATTACGGGACGTTTTTCAGGGCCGCTCTGCTGGCGATTTAAGTGTGCCCAAGAATGGCGTTGATTCTCGTCGTTTGTCGCCCATTCAAGGTTGGAAATTGCGTTATTTTTGAGATCGCCATCGAGGTGATTTACTTGTGGTTTGTTTTCCGGGTTAGGAATAAAAGCTTTAGCGACGAGACGACTTAGGCGAAAAGTCGTGTATACACCTTCTTTACAAAGATGAATCTGTCGATAGCCTTTTTTATTCCGGCTTCCGGCCAAGAGCGTTCCCACCACGGTTTTCAACATAATCTGACCCCAACGATTTCTCGTCTCGACTCGTCGTGATAATCCTCGTACACGACCTTGGTCGCTTACTTCATATAGCCCCTCGTAGCCGGGGATTGCTTTCCAGATTTCAGTCATGTTGATCTCCGGGCTTCAAGCGCAGGGTAAGATTTCGGGCGCGCCAGGACGCGGCCGCCTTTTTTCATGTTGATTGCGCCGCCGCGCGATTGGTAGGGCTTATCGAGAACAGGTAACTCTTGGCGGCTTAAAATCTGATCCTGGAGTTTAATAAGCGGACCTGTTTTAAGCGAAGAACCAAAATCTCGCGCCAAGTGCGTGCCAATTTGACTTGCGGCAATACCGAGAGGGTTTCCATGTCCGATAGCGATATAGTTCATAAGCCGGCTTCCTGCTGTTCGCACCATGTCCGCCGTAAGTGACGAACCGGCAAGCTGATCGATATATTTCTGTTCGTCCGGAGTGTAGAGATTATAGCGGGATGGATTCTGCTGGATAGAACGAAATTCATTCCGAATACCTGTAATAGGAATTTCGCGCGAGCTGCCGCGTTCAAAAGCGCGTTGTACGTCTCCTAATCGCGCTTGTTGCGCCCAAAGCCCCTGCGCGTCCCGCCGCGCTTGGAAAGCCGCCGTGTTTGAGTCGCCGATAGGATTACTCATACCTGATCTAAGTTCGGTTTGGATTTGATAGAATTTTTGTCCAGTCGGCGTAAGAGTGCCATCGGCATTACGCTCTCCTTGGATACGCGAAGTGAGATCTTTATCGATCTCGTCGACCGCAGTGTAAGAAAGTGGTTTATCTTGAAGGCTCTGCATACGCTCAATATATTTCGTGGCGTCGTTTTCGCCGGCCATCAATTTTCCTTCAGATGTTGCCGGAGAAGCAGAGCCGACACGAGCGAGCCACCCATTGGTGTCTTCAGGCGCCATCATGCCGCCCATCTCATCAGCCTTGTCGAAAGCGCGACCAGCAATATTTCTAATTTGTGCTTGAGTAGGGCGTGCAGCTTGAGCCGTGTTGAAATCTGCCGCTTTACCCGCAGTCGTGCCTTCATCAGTCAAAAAGTCTTTAACCCCAAGAGTGTCGGCCCCTTGTTTTACGTAATCTGCGGCGGCGTTAAGCGCCCGGTTGCCGATTGCTACTCCTCTAGGCGCCGACATTCCTTCCGCCATACCGGCGGCTCTGTTTACAGGCGACATCATCATTAAATCCTGAAGGGCGTCCGGCGATAAATTAAGGTTACTTCCGGCTGAGCTGTCGGTTTCCGGACTATACTCCCCGGCAGCCTGTTTCATCATGGAAGTCAAACCTCTGGTCGTTGGTTTGACTATTAAATCTTCGGCGGTAGCCCCTAAACCTCTACCAAGTGCTTGACCGGCATACATAATTTTCGACGGTAAATTCGCCTCTTTTGCCTTAGATGATAAGTCGCTAAGATCAACAGACGTAGGGCTGTTTGCCCAAGCGTCAATTTTATTAAGGAGATTATCTTGCTGATTTACTGGTACTTTGTTATCGCCTATCGCACCGTTGGGCAATGGCTGCGGCTTTCCAGCAGACGCCGAACCAAAAACCTCATCATCACTTAACTCACGAGGCGTGTCTTGAATTGGTTGAACACTGCTTGTACCGGGTGGTTGATTTGTGCTTTGGTTTATCCCTGGATCGCCAGGCGATGACCCCGAGCCGAATACATCCGCATCAGAGAGTTCGGTCATCTGAATCTCCTATTTATTATTAGGAAGGTAAAACTATGGACGTCACTACAGAAGAACTTATCCGATTGGCATGCATGTGCATTATCGGACGTGCCATCTTCGACATTATCGGCCACTTGATCTCCGATCGTTTGTGGACTTCTTCTGTCGAAAGACGCGTCGCAAAAATGAGCGCTTTCATGATTATAGTTTGGGCCGTGTGGGTTTGTGTTAAATAAAATTAACATCATTGAGAACCCCCCGGCGGAAGCCATCCGGTCCCCGTCCATTGCATCAGACCTTTAGGCGTCGGATAAGTCTTACCGGCCTGGCGTTGGTCCGGCGGCGGAGCTGCGGCGCCCGAAGCATAATTCTGTAAACGCCCAACAGCGGCTTTCACATCAGGCGAATCCATTTTCCCGTCGCGCGCCCCTCTATAGAGCGTGTCCATATCCTGCATAGCAGCTTGTGTCTCTGGGCGTATAACTTCTCTCTTCTGCCCGTAAGGACCAGCCGCTTTATCGTATTGATCCTGCATCGTTTGCGCTCGCGTCGCCATCATGCCGTTCTTCTGCGAGATCGCACCGAGCTGTTGCGCCAGAGAACCGTTTTGGGGAATTGCGTTTTGGATATCCTCCAGTTCTTTCTCGGCAAAATTTGACTTACCAGATATGAACTTCGTAACTTCGGGTGCGTAGCTGTTCAAAGTATTTTTGAAATTCGTAACTCGTGGGTCGCCGGAACTGTTCTCGGCAGAATTAACGGCTGAATTCCACATCGTGTTAACTAAAGGAATGCCGTTTGTATTATTCAGGTCCATAGCGGCCAATGCCATCTGTGCAGCGTGCTTGCTGGCGTAATCGAGCTGCGATATAGCTTGTCCGCTCTTACCCGCCGGAGAATAGTCGGATACCGTTCTCATCCGCTGCGCCGGATTCGTTTCGTCAAAGCTCGGGTCGATACTGGCGGCCGCAGCAACGATCGGTTTAGGATCCATGCCCAAGTGCATCCGATCAGGAGGAATGCGACCTTGAATAACCCCCAGGATCAAGGGCTGATACTGCGCCGGGTACCTCGAAAGGCCATCCTGTAAGTCAGGAGGCGCATTGGCTTGTGCACTTTGTGGAGGCGCGCTTATGGATCCGTTTATCGTCGTCTGTTGAGGCGCGCCCGCCACCGGCATTTGCTGCGGTAAACCTTTAATAGGTTCCATACTGTTTGTTGCCGGATTGAAGACGCCTATAGGCTGGCCGAAAGCATCTTTCACTATTTCTTTTTGCTTAAGCGCGGCTTGCTGATACGCAGCTTGATCTTTCCGGTATTGCGCATTCGTATCGGCATTCTCCTGCTCGATACCCAAAGCATCCTTATGCTGCTTCGCTTCCTGCATCAATTTATCAGCCGCTTCGTTCACGCTGTCGGCATGCTGCTGCTGACCTTGATAATTTTTAATACCTTCCAGCGCGCCGGCGCCAACATTCTGAAGGGCATTCGGCGAATTCCCGGCCGCCATACCGAAACCCGCGGCCGCCAAAGCGAGCCACGGATCGGCTTTCGCCGGTACGCGCGTGTTAGGAGGTGTCTCTTCGTTATTGTCCGGCGGGGAAGAGGCGCGCCGCGTCCCGAAGCCGCCGGTGGCGGGAGCTGCGCCTGAACTGCCCGGCGGCATTAAATCGCTATCCGAGACCGGCGTAACTGTGCCCGCACCCGGCAGATCGCCTAAATCGGCGGCGCGGGAAAGCGTTGAAGCATCAGGCGGTGGTGGGATTGTACCGTCAAGGCGGATGCTCTCAGGGGCGTCGTCGGTGTCGCCACCATCAGCAAAGCGTGCGGGGCCACCACGGGCAAAACCCCCGTACATAGGTTGCTGTTGCGTCTGAGATTGAGTGCCAAAACCGCCTTGAGCTTGTACGCCGACATTCGGCATCGTGCGCTTCTGTTGCAAAACCTGTTGCGCCGCGCGTTGCTGTTGACTGCCCGGCGGCAAGCGCATCATGATCTGCTGTAACTGTTGCGGTGTTAAATTTTGATAGCTGGTATTATAGGTTTGCGCCACGGGGCTGGTTATAGCCGACTGCGCTGCCATAGGCGTCTGGCCGCCGACTTGACCACCATCATCGTAATGGCGGCGCGTACCAAACCCGCCCGCAGAACCACCGCGACGGAAAAGCGCAAAAGGCAACGCATCTAAAAGCGCGCTTCCGCCGGCATCAGCCGCGCCCGTGAATGCCGCGTCTCCAGAGAGTGTTGCCCCGCTGGCCGCGGCATCGGCGAAAGACATACCACCTAAATCAGCTCCCGCCCCCGCATCACCCAAAGTTCCAAGGCCGCCCATGAAATTTGCATCCTCAGATGCTTGGGCAGCTAACGGCGTAATATCGCCGAAAGACATTCCTTCGCCGATGCCGGTATTCCAAACCGAAGCAGCTGCGGGGTCGAGCCCTTCTAAATCATTTCCGGAACCGCCTAAGCCACTCAACCAGTTATAAAGTTGAGCTCCCCCTTTACCGGCTGCGGCGAGAGAAGCCGGGCTCGGCGAAGTTGACGGTGATGTAACGGCTTTTGGCGGCGCGGGAATTCCGTTGCCATGGCCTCCGGGGGTTGAAGATGTATTCGGAATGACAGATAAAGACACATCCGGGACACCCGAAGCAATGTCGCCGCCGGAAGCAAATCCCCGCCGGACCAGGCCTCCGGCGCCGAAAGCTCCACGGCGTTGCGAAACGTGACCGCCTCGCGCGAGACCGCCGCTGAGAGCACCTCCCGCCAAGCTAAGACCGCCGAGACCGAGACCGCCAATCTGACTTGCCGTACTAGCAGCCGGGGATGTCGTCGACGATGTTCCGCCAGATCCGCCGCCGAGACCTTCTGCGACATTCGCGAAATACTGTGCGGTCTGGAATGGATAAGCTTGCTGCGCCTGGAATTGTTCATAAGGAACATTGAGCGCTTCCTGGCCGAGCTGCTGTTGGATAGCGCCCGATTGCAGCTGCGCATTGGCGCCCTGCAAGGTTGTATTCTGCGCTTCGGTGCCGAGGCCGGCGAGACCGAAACCCGCTTGCTCATTAAGATAAGCGTTCGCTTCGTTGGCGCCGAGCTGCGATTGCTGCTGCGTATTAAACTCACTGAGACCGGTATTATATCCGGTATTCTCGATGTTGGCATTTGTCGCGTTATTAGCGACATCCTGTTGGCCGGACAGAACGGCGGATGCTACCCCCGCGCGATCGCCGCCCCAGGCGCCGCTCGAAATAGCGTTGCCTTGAAGCGCGGCCTGTTGTTGCGCGTCCTGGTTCTGTTCGGCGGCCATCGTCGTGTTAAGAACGCTCGACGTGTAAGGCGATTGATAAGCTTGCACAGCCGACGGGCTAAATTGCTGCACGCCGTTCCACAACGGCGTCTGCCCGGCGGTAAGCGCAATCTGGGCCTGGTTTATGAACGGTTGCGCAACATTTTGCGACGAGTCGATCGTGCCGAAAGCGGAAAGCTGATCGGGTGTGAAACCAGCAACGGTCGCGCCATTATATTGTTGAAGCGGCTGCGAAGCGGCGGTTTGTGCGGAGTTTAAAGCTGTTTGATAGGCTTGGAGAACTTGTGGCGGCGGGGATGCGGTGCTCGTAACGGTGTTAGTTCCCCCGCCGCCTGACCCTTTACCGTGACAGATCTTTGGATTGGAATAATCAATACCCTCCATTTCCCCGGTGAAGGGGTTGAGAGTTTCGAGTGTTGAATTCGATCTACGAGAGCAGAGAGTATCGAACCATTTCATTTAACCCATTTCAGACAGAAGGCCGTCGACATGACCGGTATTGTGGACGAAGACGGCGCCAGCCATTTTAGCCTGGCGCTGATAAAGCCGGATCTTCGCTTCGAGCCGTTGTGTTGAAAATATGCCCATGAGAAGCGGCACCTTCATGGTCTCGGCGAACCACTTCGCGAATTCAATCAAATCCCGTGCGTGGTGGGTTCCCTTGCGGGCATCGGGATGAACGAAGTTCGAAAGCTCTTCCATGTGCCACTGGCTGCTGTACCAATACTGGCTTAACACAGCGATAAGGTAGCCTTCGATTTTTCCTTCGCTATTCTCCGCCAGGGCAATAAAACCACCTTTGCGTGTCGAGCATCCACGGATCATTTCGCGCATTTTCGCTTCATCAAGCGGGAAAATCGGTTGTTCGACGAAAGCCGCGCGCATGAGTTCCATGATTTTGTCTTCGTCCTGCGGGCCGGCGAGGCGGATATGTTTAGGTCTTTCAGTCATTTATTTTTTGGGGGGTTTAAGTTTTTTCATATCATCGATCGTCTGCTTGCGCGCATTGAGGACGAATTTGTCCAGAATCTTATGGCCCTTTGAAAGGTTGCCGAATTTCTTGGCAATCGTTCCCGGGTAAATGATGTGCTCGCCGCCGGCGACGATAATAGGTACTAGTTCGCCCGTATGCTTGGCTGAAGCTCCGCCGCGGGCCTGTCCCATAGGTTCGCTGAAAGGTCTCGGTGCGCGCGGAATTCCCATACCGCCGCCTTTACGGCCGCCGCTCATGTTGATGCCCCCGGGGCCGCTATGCATCATACGATCGATGACGCCGGACCCGGCCATTGTGTTGCCTTCGGCAAGACCGGAAACAACATCGCTTGGTAAAATATAACTCCCCGACGGCACGTTGATATTGTGAACGTCGGTGCGACCCCCCGCCATACCCTGTATGAGACCTTCCGGATGAATCATGCCGCGCGCATCTTGCCGGAGATACCAGGGATCGACTTCTTCGGCCGAAGTTGGAGGGCCGCCGGCGGCAAATTTCTTTTTCTTGATCGTACCGCCGCGCGCTGCTGCCGGCGGAATGTTCAAAGCCGATTGCGCTGTCTGAACTGGCATACCGGGCGAGCCCATCGGAACGCCGTTAGATCCGATCTGCGCAATCTGCGGGCTGACTGGTGCCCCCGACGTGCCGCCGACAGGCACATTGGCGACCGCATTAGAATAAGGTTGAGGATTGAAACTCGGCTGGGCAACCGGTGTCGCCGCGGGCATTGTCGGATACGCAGCGGCGTTCGCCGCCGTTAACGCCGGGACAGCCGAATTAGCGCCGGTGAAACTCGGAAGACTACCAAGACCGCCACTGGCGGATCCGCTTGGCGTAACATTGACTTCAATGCTCCCACCGTCGGCGAAGTGGTGTTTTCGAGAAAGTGAGGCGAGAGCGAGCGGCATTAGTTTGTCACCACGCGTACTTTGAGAGTGCCGGAGGCGAGATCGATCGTGCCGCCGGTGAGATTGGAGAGAACGACCGTGACAGTGTTCGCGGAAGATACATAACCGATAAGGGTCAGGCCTTGCAGGTCGAGGTTGAATGAAGCTTCGACGATGTTGCCGAGGGCCGCGCCGGTGACAGCAATAGTCGTGCTTTCGCTTGCCCCGCTCACGAGGCTCGGCGGGTTCCAAGTTGCGCTACTTGTGAGGGGTGGCGGGAAGGCAGCGGCGATAGCAGCTGTGCTGGCTTCCTGCGCGGTTGTTAAAGCCGCTATATTTTCGGCAATAAGATACTGTGCCTGAACAGCATTTTGGATAACCGAGACCAATGTCTGAAGATTCACTTGTCCGGGCGAATCTCCAGGAGCCCCCGGAGTATTCAAAATCACACCTCATTTAAGGTTGAAACACTATATCACAGGCTTTTAACGCCGTCCAGCGGGAGAACCCACCATAAGGCTTTCTCCCAGCCGCCAGAAGCTTCCCAGATCGCTGCTGCCTACTTTTACTGAAACAAACCTTCCTCTGCCGCGGACAATTAGATAATCTACCGCCTGTGTAAAGTTCAAACTGCCGACGGTAAACACAGGGCCATACGGATAGTCCTGAAAATAGAACGTAAACTGCAAAGTTGCTCCATTCTGCAATATGGCGTCAGGGATTAAACGTTCTAAAAAGGTATATTCTTCGCCCTCCGCTATTCTGGCAAAGCCACTTTGGGCGTAGCAAACCATAGCCGCGCCATCGGCATCATTGCCGCTTTCGTGAATTTGAATAAGGCCGCCGCCATCGACACCAAGCGGATTTAACAAAGATGACTGATCGAGCCACGCTGTACGCGTGATTGCGCCCGTCGGATCGAAGGTCCAGGTGCCGTCGTTGGCGTTATAAGTAACACGCGTATCGTTTTCGCCGCTGCCGCTGGCCGACGGGAAACACCATGAAATTTCGTTAAAAAAGCTGTTCGGACAGGCAATTACTTTCGCCTGTTGCAGCGTATTAAGGTTCTGGAAAACTTCGTCCCAAACCGGGCACGGTAGCGGTTGCACGGAATTCCCGTCATAGACGAAGAAACCGTTATACGACATCCAGTAGACTTTGCCCGCCAGGACGGCCTTGGCATTTTGCCAGATCAAACCGCAGCCTTGGCCGATTTCAAGGAAGCCGTAAACAAGCGGAAAACCAATGTATTGCATGAGCCACAGGCCCACGTCGGTCCAGATCATCGCGGTTTGGGGGCCCTGAATGCCGCCCTGAATGCGCGCGCCGCGGGGGATCCGGAAAGAGCCCGCCTGGTTCGTCGCTGAAGCAGTCCAATCTGTGTAATCGGCGACATCGCACCAGCGAACAAGCATCTGGTCGGGATTGCCGCTCGAGCCGTCAGAAGCACCACAAGCGACAACCTGCTGCTGCGGCATCGCAGTGAAAATACCAGCGCCAACATTCATCGGTGCTTGGCTGATTACTGTTGCTGGATTTTGATTAAGTCCACTTTCCGAGATCCAGACATAAACCGGTCCGTTGGTATAAGAGGCAACAACGTCGGTGCCCCAATAACCGAAGGACCATATACGCGCTGGAGTGAAACTGGCTGTAGGCGAGCCGATACCATAAAAACCCGCACCGTATTGGCCTTCACCATAAAGACCAACCTGGCCTTGGCTCGAAGCGAGGCCGGAAGCGAGAAGATATTGGATACGTACCTGGCCACCGTTTTCCGAGCCGCTCGTGGTGGCGTTGGCATTCGTTGAAGCCGTGATCGTGAAGTTGTTGGCATCGATCACGGAGGCGACGTTATAGGATCCGTTAATCACGACGGTCGCGACTGTCGTCGAGATGTTGACCGTATAGATCTGGCCGAGTGACAGGCCGTGGTTATTCAACGTGACTTTGATAGTCGGCGACGTATTCGTTGTGTTGAAAAGCGCCGCGGCACCCCCATTTGTAACGCTGGAAGTCGCGTTAGAAGCGGCTGTGATCGTATAATTGTTCGCGTCGATGACAGTCTGGATCTGATAGGTGCCTTGCAGAATAAGGCCACCGACCGATATCGGATTGACGATATTGATCGTATTCCCCGCCAGCGCCGGGTTTCCGCTATCGGTGATTTTAACCGTCGGGGTATTGATCGTCGTTGAGAAAGATACCGTAACGTTATCGGTCGTCGTCACCGGCGTCATATTATAAAGCGCGCCGTTGGTATAGATCTCGAGCGCTTGTTCGGTTCCTAAAATAATATACTGGTTCGCGGCGGCGTCTTCCCACGACAGCATGGCGCGCGCTGTACCCACCAGGGGTTGCGAAATAAGCCGCATCCAGCCGCCGAGTTTTTGAAGATAGCCCTGAAAGAAACGGACGAATTGACTAAAGCTCCAGCCACTTTCATTTAAAAGTTGCGTGGCCTCTGCATTAATCCCAGGCCGAACAATCAGTTTTTGAACAGGCATTCATTACGTCCTTGGAGGAGTAGCTAGAGGAGTTTCTGAAAAAGGTGCCCACCCCGTGCCTTGGCCTTTGCGGCGTTGTTCTTCGCTAATCGCGCTCTTGAGCAGCGTTTGATATTGCTCTTCCCATGATTGCGCCAATTTCGGATCGTCACTCTGCGCGCCGTAATCGCGTTGGTAGCCGGCCATGAAAATCATGCACGCCGCGACAAGCAGGTCCGGATAGATGTCGCCGATATACGTTGTCGCATTTGATGCGCTCATGGCCGCGGGTTGGAATGTGCCGGTGAGTTTTGCCTGGTAAGCAGCGTCAGGCGTCGGCGCCACGACGATTTGGGTATCGTTTTTAACTGCGAAAACGGTTGGCAGACCCGTTGAGCTTTCGTTCGGCCAGGTCATATCGATATAATCGAGTGACACTTCCATCAGCGGATTTTGCACGCCCGCGGGCGGGATCTGGCCGGCCGGGGAAATCGCGGAAACGCCCTGCAAAACAAGGATAGTATTATTAGAAGTTGGAAGCGTGAAATCACGGCTGTTAGCCGTAAAAGCCGTCGGCGATTGAATTGTGCGCGTCGCGACGAAATCCATCTCGCGGTAGATCCGGCCTTCGGCATACTGGATCGCGGCCGGCAAAATGGTCGTGAAATCCGTGCTTGGCGCCTGATCGACCAGGATGGTTTCAAGATACGTTGTCAGTTGGGTGTAATTCATCGCCATTACATTATGTACCCCTGTGAATGAACATACCCACCGCCGCCACCTGAATTCTGGAAGGTTAGGAGCTCCCAACCATTTGTTGTTGTTTTACCGGACGGTACTGTGCCGCCGACCGTCGCAGTAATTGTCGTCGCGCTGGCTTGCGCTTCTCTGGGCACAACATTGGCGAGTGATGTTACCGCTGTAGTCGTTGTCGTCCATCCGGTGAAGTTAAGCGCGCTTGCATTCGTCGTCGCGCTTGTAACGGTGTCCGTCTTGCTCGATGTGCTGGCAGCGATTGTCGTAATATTTCGCTGCGCGGACTGAGAAAACACCCCCGAGACAAATTCAACGACCGTCCCGGCGTATTTTATCGCGTCACCATCGGCGACGCCGGTACTGATAGTTACCACCGTCGCCCCGGTGATTTCGCCTATCTGTTCATCAATGCCGGAAGTTGTCGTATTCCCGTTATTGTTGCCGGCAAAAAGAAGAAGAGCGTTCGCGGTATTTACACTCGTAATCGCTTGCGTGGTCGAAGTTGAACTATTTGTCCAAGATTTTAAAAACGGCTGTGTACTCTGGTTAAGCGCGCTGTGGTTCCAGTTAATAACCTGATAGGCGACGGTAGAGCTGGTCGTCAGCGCAGCGACCGTCGCTGTCACCACCGTCGAACTTGTTAAGACAAGATAGGGGTCATCAACTTCAAAATCAAAAGTTGCGTTGCCGTTTGAGTGGCCGAGGATATTAACGGAACTGTCGGCAGTCGTGACAGAGGTTATTGTCGCCGTATTCGAAGTGCCTGTCGTAATCGAAATCGTACCGGATTGCACAGAAGTGACCAGGCTGCTCGTTGCGTCGACTAATGTTCCGTTAGCTGTGCAGGTGTTCGTACTTGATGTAGTCCGGGTCGCGGTGACAACGCCGCCGCTGTATGTAAGATAGCAAAAGCCCTGCGCTGAACTTGTCGTGGCCGTCGTACTATTGCCGCCCCATAATATAAAACAGATTCCAGTGCAACTTATCGATTGCGTCCCGGTAGTTGAACCGCTTCCAATAGTAATTGATATAGCCGTCGTGCTGTTGATATATTGTGTCGCCTCGGCGCTTTGCGCCCACATAAGCGCCAGCGTCAAGACCAGGCCGAGTGCGAAATTCTTTATGTAGCGGTACATTTGAGCGCCACCGTCACACGTTGCATGGTCGTCACAGAGTTGACGTTAAACCCAATCATGTCGTTGGCCGAGACGCTGGTTGTCCAGCCGGTTAAGGTCGTATCCTGGACTGTGACGGCGCTTGAGATCGTCGGAATGTCGGATGCCGTGATCGTATTCGCCACGGTCGGTAGCGTAGTCGTGAAAGCTTTTTTCCAAATGTCGACGACGATCGAGCCGCTCTGGTCGCCTAACATCGTCACGCTGTTGATCGTGCATGCGAAGGGGATAACGAGGAAACCTTTCACGCCGGTCGTGATTGTCGAACCGCCGCCATCGATCACAAATTGGATCGACCGGATCGTCTGGTTCGAAGGCAGATCGCTCGTGCCGATCGTCAGCGAAGCGCCGAGACCGAGATTTTGCATCGCCGTGATGATATCGCCGGTCGGCTGTACGATCGGTGTCGCGTTGAAGAAACCGAGTTTCTGGCTCGTCGATGTGCCGATCTTCATGCCGGTCGTCGTGTCGGTTATGAGGTTCACGGCCGATAAGGTCTGGTTCCCACTCCAGGTATTAGCGCCGTTCAATAGAGGGATCGTAGCGCCGGAAGTACCGGTAGCCGTAGAGCAGCCTGTCGCGCCGTTAGAGAGATCTGCGCAAGCGGCCTGGGATACAACACCGGATCCGTTCCCTTTGAGCGCGCCGCTGATCGTGCCGGCGCCACCGCGCGCGGCCGCAAGCGTACCGGTGGAGATATTAGAAGCATTTGTCGTGTCGGTTGAGCAGCTCGCCGCGCCATTCGAAAGGTTCGCGCACGCGATCTGCGTGCCGCCGATTTGATAGTTGCCTGACGCCAGGTTGAGACCACCACCGCTTAAAAGTGTCAAAGCCGCGTTGTAACCCGCAGCATTAACCTGGTCGCTGATAACAAGATTTGTCGTCGGGTTTGTGCTGCCTTGAACCGGCTGATTTTCAATAACCCAATCGACTGTCTGTCCGGCGGCCGTCGAAGCGGTTTTCCACCCGCTACCCGTTAAGCGAAGCCGCGGCGACCATTTCTGCGCGCCGACTGTCGCCGTGGTGGGATTGCTGAGAACATAACCGTCGGTGGACGTGGCTGAGATCGCCTGGCTATCGGTTACGACGTTGCTCGCGATCGTCACACCGGTGTTGTTAGCGAGCAATTTACCCGTTGTATCGGCATAGGTCGCGATCGCGTTCGTGGTCGAGGATGCGGGTCCGGTGACGTTACCGCTGCCGCCAGTGACCGCGGAAATGACACCGCTGCTGACTGTAATCGTCGTGCCGTCAGGCTCGAGGCAACCCAACTGCGATGTCGTGCCTGTCGTACAGGCAATGACGCCGGCGGTAATCGTAAGCGTGGATCCATCGCCCTGGAGGATACCTTTTGCAGCCGCGGTGCCTGTTGGAAGACGCGCGGCAAGTACGGTTCCGCTATTGATTTCTGAGCCGTCGATGCTCTTATTCGTCAAAGTTTGCGTATCGGTTGTACCGACGATCAAACCGCTGCCCGGAAAAGTCTCAGCAACCCCGCTGATCGAAAATGTGCTGGTGAAATTCGCCGTGCCGGAATAGGTCGTGTTCTGCGTTAACGTCGACGGCAAACTAAGCGTCACGGCTCCCGTTGAAGCTGATGCCGTGATCTGGCCGGCAGTGCCAGCGATGGAAGAAACGCCCGAAGCACCGCCCGTAAAAGTACAGGTAGTAGATGCGCAAGAAACGCCGGATCCGGTAAAAGTGAAACCGCCCTGGGCGCCGTTGATGCTGGAAACACCGCCGCCGATCAGGCCGGCGACGCTGACTAAATCGTTATAGGTAGCCTGAAAGTTATTGCGGACAACGGCGGATTGCAGCGGTGAATTTTGCACCGGCACAAGCGGGTTTACCGTAGGCTGGAAGGTTACGCCCCAGACTCCGGTTGGAAAGACTACGAGAGCAAGTAGCAGTAGCCATCGCTTCATCTACCCTCAGATTTGCCGATAATAACACCAATCTCGTCGATAGGCGAGCCATCTGGCTTGTCGATCGGCACAATCGTGACCGGTATGCCGGTTGTTTTCTCGATTGCCTTCGCTAAAGCCAGGGCTTTTTTGCCCGGCGGCCCAACAGAAATGCCCTTTTCCGCTTCGCTATCGACCGGCCGGTCTTCAAATGTGCTTTGCCAGAAAGCAATTTGCATGGCGTCGTCGATATCCGTGCGGAGGTTCTGACAGGTCGCATTCGCGCAGAAAAGGATCACTTTTTGCACTTTATCGGGCGAAATTTTGCTGATCGCCTCGCCTAAATCGATGGTTTTCTTCTCGCCAAGCACCGGCCAATCGAAGCGGCTGACGCGTACATGCGTCACTTCATGGGTCTCTGTCGTCGGCACCATCTCGATATCCGGCTTATGGACATAAGCCGTGCAAGCAACAGCCATCGCGGCCGCTATAAGAACGTAATGGACGATCGTGTGGTTGATTTTCATTTGTTTCCTTGTGTTTCTGGATCCCAATTAGGAGGGGCGCCTGTGTCGAAAAATTCATTGGGTTGGTCCCACGCTACCAAATCTTCGTCGATCGCGAAAGGTTCGGTCCGAGGTTGGTCGACAGGTGGTGGATCCGGCGGTAAATAAAGGGGTCTATTATTTTGAAAAGGAACGTCCAAGCACGTTAATGTACAAACACGGAGCTGGATATTGACCAATTCATTACCACGCCACTCATACTGCCAGACGAGATCTTGCAGATTATACCATAGTGAGCAACGATCGCAAACGCCAAAGGCTCTTGGGTTTTTCGGATCAGTTTTAGCCCGTCCAGAAATTGAAGCATAAGCCATTACGCTGCCTCCTTAACGTCATTTGCTAAGAACTTAAAAGTTTTTCCGGCCGCCGTTTTATGATAACGATATTTCTTACAAACCTGTAATATCTGAGATGGGTGGCACTTATAGAAACGCGCCGCCTCTGCTCCGCTCGCAAAAACTTTACCATCCTCGATACAAATAATTTTTTTAGAATTATCAGGGGGGATTGAATTCGGCCTTTTAGCGCCTGTATTTATCACAAGCAAACGAGCTTTCAACTTAAGAGGCATTTTATGCCCTTTCGCCCAAGCGTTGCCTTTACTGCGTTCGGAAAGGACTTTTCTATACTCCGGCGTATGGGTGCGGCCCAATTGTCCTTCTCCTCCTAGGGTGTTATTGTATTCTGGCCGTGTAGCAGCAATTATCTCAATCTCTCTACGCAGAGCGAGCGTCATACTTTCACAATGCTCTAAAGTAAAAAAGACAAAACTCTCAATACCATATTTTCGGATGGCTTTATGAAAATACCCTTTATTGCGTTTCTGAGCCGCGTGCAATTTATGGTCGCTCCTGCGTTTAGCTAAACTCCTAGTCGTTACGCCAATATATTTTTTACCGTTATGCTCGCAAACGGCACAATATATAATGGCGACCTTGTTCATAGCAGCTTTTCTCATAACTCATCCTAGCGGAAATATCCGCTCGTGTCAGGCACCATAAACAGCGTTACGCGTTCCCGGTCTTCTTCGGCCGCTTGCGCCCAGGCTAAATCGGCGTCTTCTTTGAGTGAGGCATAGAGGGGAGGCGCGAATTTGCGCGCAAGGCGTCGCGCAACGCCCGCACAAAGGGCTTCGAGGAAACGATATGGAATATCCGGAGTTTGGCCGCCCGTGGCCGCGGCGTCCTGGATCCTCCGCATACGGTAATAGAAAAACGCATAGGGTCCGTTGCCATCGGCGACCTGCCAGGTTGTGATTGTAGGGATCGGGCTGATACGGTCAAACCAGAACGTCGTCGGTAAGCCCTGGCTTTCCTTATCAGGCTGCGCGGCGTAATCGGTGCGGCTGATCGATGTCATGATGCGATCGATCGGATCCGCGCTTAAGGCTTGCGTTTGCAGTTGAACCTCGGACGTATTTTCGAATTCGCTGTCGTTGCTTGACGCGTTGTACTGAGCCGAGAAGGTAAAGGTGTTCACATCGGTTACGGCGCCGACAGTATAGGCGCCGAAGAGCGGGATGCTGCCGACGGAAGTTTGAACCTGAATATAAATCTGTTCGCCTGGCGCCAAGCCATGGTTCGCCAGCACGCAAGTGACGACAGGGGATCCAGCGGTCGTTGTGAATTGCGGAACGGTACCGCCGTTCGATACGCTGCCTGTGGCGGCCGAAGACGCTTGAATTGTGTATGTGTTGCCGTCAAGAACAGTGACTTGGTAAAAGCCGGTGATGACAATTCCACCAACCGCCACGGGCACGACCACAGCGATCCAGTTTCCGGATAAGAGACCATGCGCGTTCTGCACGACGGTTACAGTTGTTGAGCTCGCCGTTGTCGAGAAATTCGGCGCCTGGTTGACAACGGTACCGAGCTGATAGGTCTCGAGATAAGCGTCGATAATGTTGACCGTGTTCGACGGTAACGTATAGACCGCTTGGCCCTGGATCAGCGGGATCGATTGAAGATCGATTTGAAATAAATTTACGCCGCGATTGCTCCAGGTCTGGAGCTCGAGGTTTAGAGATCGGGTGGCGGAGAAAAAATGTTCGCGGGTGAGAGCGGTTGGGCGAATGCCACAGCGGTCAAACGCTTCGGTGATGATGCCGGCATTATCGAGGAACCAGTTATTTGTGCCGGAAGTCGTCATTTCGTGCCTCTCCCCGTCGCAGGGTCAGGGGACTATCCGTGGTTCCACTTCTTTGCATTCTCTGCGAATACGGCCCGCTTGCGCACCGCAGGATTTTTCGAATGCTCGGCCTCTTTAATCTTCGACTCCGGGATTTTCTTGCCCTTCGCCGTTCCTGTATCCTTATGCAAAAGCCCCTTATGTGAAGCCTTGATATGGATACCGCCGCCGCGAGCGCGCCTGTCAGGGCGTTTCATCGGAGGCTCACCACCAAAATGGCCGCCGTGGGTACGCACTCGCGCCGCCTTGAGAACTGACTTTGAAATCGTTCTCTCGGGCTGGCGCGAAGGCTTACCGGTACGGCCCTTCATGGTTTAGTCGTCTTCCTTGTCGAGCTTCGGCTTTCCTGCTTCCGCAGTCGCGCCGGCGCCGGACAGAGGCGAACCGCCACCACCCATGACCTTCGGTGTCTTTTGCATATCGGCCTTGCCGCCGCGGGATTTCTTATCCGCACGCATGTGAGGCTTCTTGCCGCCGACTTTGCCGCCATGCTTCTTGTGCTTGACTTTGCCGCCGTGCTTGAACGCGTCCTTCTTGTCTTCCACTTCCTTGTCTTCTTCGGCCGTACCCTTACCGCCGTCGATTTTGCCGCCGGAAGCTTTTTTGTGATGCTCTTTCTTGTGACCTTTCATGGCACTTCTCCTAGGTTAGTTGTTAAATTCGACCCCCGATAAATGGTGTGATAAGTTTCAGGGTGGCAGGGTCCGTCCCGGAGTTTATCAGAAGACGGATCATTGTGAAAGGACCAGCGAGTGTCCCGGCAGTGTTTGCGGTTTTGGAAGCCAAGTTTGTATCGTTGAACCACGTCACGTTATTATTCGCCTGGTCCCACGCGGGTGAAAGATCGTCATACGACTCTTGCACTGTGCAGTTAACGGTTTTACCGGTAGCGATTTCGATAGCCGCGCCGATCAGATTGCCGTTCGGCACCCAATCGACAATATAAGCGTCCGAAGATCCTACACCGTTGGTCCCGGCCGTCACGGTGCTTGCCGTGTTGCCCGACGGCACGATCGACGTGACGGTCAGGTAGTCTTTGGTTGACTGAGCCGCCGCGGTATTAGCACCGGTTAATACCTCGGATTGAGAACGTCCATAGCGGTCTGTACCCGTAATCTTGAACGTGATGCTGCTATCATTGCCTGCCGACGTGACAATAACACGGCGGGCCGCACCGCCGCTGTCAAGCGTTGCAACGCCGCCGGTAGCGAGAGAACCGTTGATGAGGAGAGACGTACCTGCCGTACCGGATGCCGAAGTTGAAATCCCGGTGGCAACCGCGGCGGCCAATTGGTAGGTGATCGTCTTGGTGTTAAGGGGCATAGCAGCCTTCCTATGCCGGGGTCACTCCGAACATGCCCGCGATCGTTGAGATGTTAGCCGGGGAGATGCTTTGGAAGATCTGAATAGACAACGTGCCGTTTGAGGATGATTGCAGCGCATAAGTACCGCGAGCATCGCCAGTGGTGTTACTGGCCGTTGTTGAAACCGCAGCAACAAAGCCCGCCGAGGAAACAACCGGTGAACCGGCCCAAGAGATATCTGCGTAGGCCAGCGTGTTGATAAGGACGGGGAACCCGATAATATCAGCTGTACCGACGCTATAGCTCTTGGTATCCGTGACCTGGGGCGTGACAGCGTTGATGAATTTAAACGCTTTCTTGCCGTTTGTCGTGGTCGCACCGGACGGGCTGGAAGCCACAGTGATTTTTTCCGTCATCGGATAGCCGTAAAGATCGGCACCCTGGATAAGGAAATTACCTCCCGCAGCGCCCGAAGAAGCCGTAACGGAGATCGCACGGGCGATATTCTTGGTTGGATCCGCCACGGCTGTGCTCTTGCACGTACCGAAATTGACAAGGGCCGGGGCCAGATCGATAGCGAGTTTGCCAGAAGCGATCGTAAGACCAGTCTGAGGAATAGTCAAAGCGGAGGCGAGAACCGTAATGCCGGCAGCTGTCGTGGACACAAGCGTCATATTCGTGCCGCTGGTCGTGGCAGCGGCGACGGCGATGTTGTTCACGGCCGCTGTTGAAGGCGCCTGGTCGATGGTTAGATAACCGCCGCTGATACCGACGCCAATCGCCAGAAGCGCGTTGTTTTCTGTGCCCCCGCCGGCCTTGTAAGAATAGCGAGGATCAAACAACGTGAAGCCACCAAACAACATGCTGGGGCCGGCATCCGGTGTCAGAGGAAGAACCGATTGGTTAGACGCCGAGTTTGACGGCGAAGGGCCGTGAATTACAAGCGGGCCTGAGAGGGCAGAAAGTCCCATGTGTCTTTTCCTTCTTATCCAGAGTTTGCAAACTCGCCGTAAATCCGCTTTGCTGCTTTCTTATAAGCTTCGTGCGCCTCTTCGACGGTCTCAAACCTACCTAAACGCCGATACACACCATTTTCACGAATGCGCACCGTAAACAGTTCTCGTTCAGCTTCCCAAGTCACACCTTTAAGGCCAGTACTATTATTCCTATACCTCTTGCTGTTGGCCTTATTCTGCGACTGCTTTGCTTCCCGTAAATTCTCCCACCTGTCGTCTCCCGTATCCCGATTGATATGGTCGACTTGGTGTTTAGGCCAACTTCCCGTCATAATTAAGAAAGCTAACCTGCATGCTCTGTAAAGACGACCATTGATCCAAATGTATCGATAGCCTTCCTTATTCGTTACGCTCCCGGCTTGCGTCCCCGCTGGTATTCTACCTCCGCGCCCTGCGCGATTGATCCACCGAAAAACACCTGTCTTATGGTCGTAGTCTAAAAGTCCCGTCACTTCTTCGACTGTCAAGTCGTTTAGGGTTTTCATAGAAGCCTCCGTTATTACAGAAGCTTATACTCTACCCTGCTTTTCTTACCTCGTCAATTACCACGTCTAAGAGGTAGGAAATGAACCCCAGATACCGCGTGGGCCGTCGTAACCGAAGCTGTAACGCTCGTAACCCTTCACGAGCAAGTTATCGGTCACGAAATCGACTTGCATGTCGGTTTCGTAGGCAACGCGTTCCAGGTACAGAAGACCTTCATCAGCTGTGGTCAGCATGAACCATGCGAAAGAAGAGGTCAGGAAGTCCAGAACTTCGTAGCCTTCGCGCAGACCGTTGGTGACGAGCAGCGCATTGACATCGTTGTCGGCCGTGCCAGGACGCAATTCGGTCTTGGTCAAGCGTGCGGCGACGTATTCGAGCTGGATCGGAACCAGCAATTTACGGCCGCGTGACAGGTACTTCAAGCCGGCGTTGTCAAGGAACTGACGGATCTGGATGAGGCCGGAGTAAATCGCAGCTTCGTTCAAATCAACGTCTGTCGACGGACGGTTTGCAAAGGTACCACCATCAACCGGGTGAGCCGTGGAGCAAAGTGCCACACCGTCACCAGCGATCGACGTGTTGAAAGTCGTCGCCGTGTTCAGGACGTTCGCAGCCAAGATTTCCTTGGTCTGATTGAACGAGCGCTGGAGGCCGAGGTTGGAAGGCTGGAACTGTTGCTTGTAAAGATTGTCGTCGATGGCTTTGCGGGTGATCGCATAGCCAAGGGCGATTTCATTGTGGATCTGATTGTAGATGAAGCGATCGCCGGCTTGGTTATCAAACGCGGTTGGCGCGCCTTCATTCTTGAGCTCTGCGAGCCCGAGGAAGCGCATCGAGCTGGTACGCTCAACGGCCATCTTGGACTTACCTTTTTGCAGGTAATACTTCGTCCATTGCGTGTCGATCTCAGGATATTTACCTGTGATCTTGCGGAGTCCGGGCAGGAGCTCGTTACGAATTGCGCCAAGTGAAATAGGCATCTGTTATCTCCCCCGTTATACGCCGGTGCGGTTGTTGAAGTCGGCGTTGTTGAGAATGACTTCAACCGTATTGAAGGACGCGGTATTGTCATTCCCGATTTTTTGACCCAACCCGACGATCGTGAATTGGAACGCGCTGTTGGTGGAGACGGTGGCCGGATCCAAAGCAGCCGTGGAAATGTGGCTGTAGGTATTCGGGGCACCGTTGCCGGTGAAGGTTGCGTTGAGCTGGACCTGCGGAGTCGTGATCGCAGCGCCGTTCGATTGAACTTCGAACACCTGTTTCACATCCGAAATCGTGAAGGCGACAAAATCATCGCTCGGCGTTTGTGTGCCGGGGAGATACGTGTCGAACACCCACTGTTGGCGCGTGGTGTCGTAATACTGGCAGCTTTGGAAAATGCCCTGGGCGATGTTGGCCGTCGAAGAGGCCAAACTGATATAGCCCGTGGAAAGAGATTGCATGACGTCGCCGGCGCCGGCTACGAAAGTAGCGGCCTTCGCGACTAAGCGCGCTGGCATCATTGCGTAATTGGGCATGGCGCCGTCAATGCGGCGGGTGGCTTGAAAGCCGAATGGCGCTTGCGTGTTGCTCATTGCCAAAACTCCGTTGTTGCGGAGATTTCTGGCAGCGCGCCTTCAATCTTTTGCGGGGGTGCTTAATTTACCGAGTTGTTCCCAGCGCGGGCTCGATCAATTAAACGCATCCTACCTGTTTATCATTCGCACGTCAAGCCCTTCGACGCGTGCGCCATAAAAATTTTGGAATTTGATTTCATATCCACGAGAGAACGCGACGAAGCGCGCATAGATTTTCATTTTTCGTTCACCAGTTATCTCATTGTGAAAGATGTCCATTTCCGGTTGCGTGCGCCAAACAATACGATCGACATTGTTGACCGCCATATCGCCGCGGACCATCGTACAAAAGTCTCTCACAGCTTCGTTGAGAGCCAGAGGCGTGATGATTTTTAGATTAGCCCCCACGATATATTCGCCGTAAGCGTAGGCCATAATGTCTTCGCTATCAGGGATCGGCACGCGGAAAACCGCGTAAGGAGGGCCGTCTTCATTCCGAGCGTTTTCCATGAATGCCTGGTGGAGTTGCGGGGTTAAATACCCCTTCGCCCCTTCTAAAACGCCCTTTTCGTATGCTTCGCGCTCATTCCACGGGCGATCAAAAAAACTGTCATCGTCGATCGCGTGACGTGTAACTGGAAATTCTTGTTTCCGCACGTAATCGTAGACGATCAAGGCGTCGGTGAGAGGGTCAAACGCGATAACGATAACCTTCTCACCGGTCTTAGCCGCCCAGATCGAACCAACAGGGTGCTTTTGCGTCATAGCTATTGGCATTAGTCGATTGGAACCCCGCGTTCATAGCTGCGTTTGACCTTCACGAGCGTGCGATCTGCTTCGCCCTGGCCGGCTTCTTTCAGCGATTGCAGCTGGCCTTTCACCTGGCCCATCGCTTCTTCCTTGTCCTCGGCGCGCGCTTCGTCCGTCAGCTCTTTCGGGCGGATCATCAAACGCTGACCGCTCTTGTCGAACGTATCGGCGGTGTGCGTCGAAGGCATGAGCTTCTTAAACTCAGGAAACGACTTGAGGCTGAGTGGTTCCCAGCCATTTTCCGCCAGGCCAATGAAATAATCGGGGTCTTCCTCCTTGCCGGCGTAGGTAATACGCTTGAATTCGGCCGATAAACCGCGCGCTTCGAGCTCGGCTTTCAGATCCTCGGGGATATGGAACTTATCTTCGCTCTTCGAGCCGCGTTTACGGCGCCGAACCTTGTCGGTGCGCGGACTTTCGGAGCGCAGGGCCGCGGGAGCGTGCTTTGGACGCATGCGTTTTGCAACGCGGGGAGCGTCATCGATCAAATCTTCATCCGGTTCAGACATTTTTCTCTCCTGGGGTTAAACTGCGTTGTCGAGTAGGGAAAGAGCGATCGCTCTAAACAATTTGTCCTTCACGCGCTGCTCGGGGGCGAGTTCTTCGTAAGGCCGCATACATGGGTGGGTGCGCTTTTCTTCTGATTTCTCTTCACCGTACACCCAGCCCTCGATTTGCTTGTGCTTGCGCCAATTTTCATGGACGAAACCCAAAGAAGCGTCGGGATTTTCCTGAACAAACGCTACGCCAGCGATGGCGGATTGTTTGATAGCCCAGGATGTCTCTTCCCATGGCTTATGTGACGTATCGCCAAGCCCCGCGCAATAAGCGCGGTTCGTTTCGTGACAAACTTTGGCGATTTTTTCGATGTCCATCATTGCACACCCTTCGATTTCGCTTCGTCTTCGAGCCGCATGTTGGCGTATTCGAGCGGATCGTCGAAACCTTGATCGGTTGCAGACTGAACCCAATCCGCCGGGATGCGAAATCCCTTCGGAATGAACGGATACTTCGCGTTTGTGCGGACAATCGGAGCGGATCCGTTGCCAGTGCGGTTCGGCGGTGCGCCGGTGGAAGTTGTTGTCTTACGCGCGGGCGCATCGCCGGCACCTGACGTCGGTTCCTTGGTCAGGAACCCTTCATCACGCAAACCTTGCTCGACATACGTGAAGAATGCACGGCTATCTTGCTTGTGACCTTCTTCCAAAGCCTCTGCCGCCAGCACTTTCGTCAGGCGAGCGAACTTTTTGTCAGTGTAAAATTCAGGATGGTCATCGATCCACTCCTGTTCGGCCGGTGTGTAGGGCGATGTGTTCTGTTCCGCGGCGGCCGGACGGACATTTTTCTGTCCTTCCTTCCACTTTGAAAACTGACCCTCTTCCCATTTTGCGGAATTGAGCTCGAACCGGGCTTCCGCCATTGCATCCGACAGCTCGACCTCGGCATCGTTGTCCTGATTGGCCTTGGCTTGTTTTAACTGCTGCTTGATGCTTTCCAGTTTCGTGGTGGCTGCGCCCACACGATCCTTGATACCTTGCTCTTGAGCGGCGATCTGGGCTTGACGCGAGTTGTTAGCGTCGCCGGTGGATTTGTTCGCGCGGGTCTCAGCGGCTTCGCGGGCTCCGCGCTCTTTTGCGAGCTTGGCGTTGCTTTCGTCGAGCTGCTTTTTGAGATCGGCGGCGACTTCTTCGGCGGTCGGTTCGACTTCGCCGACGACTGTGCCTTCTTTACCTTCGCCAAGGGTATCGATTTCGATTTCCTCAAGCTCATCGTCCACCCCCAGGTTGGCTTTTTTCTTGTCCTCTTCTTCGATCTGCTGCGGTGTGCGTGCCATGATAAACTCCGGGTTGTGGTGGATTAGACTTGGGTATCTTTGGGCTGATCGTCAACGCCAGCCACGATTTTGCCGAGATAATCGGACCATTCCTTGGCGCGTTTCGCCCAGGTGAACTCGCGATTAACGTATTGAACCTGCTGCCACATCTTCTCCGACCACTCTTTTTTGCGCGAACGGAAAAAATTTATGTTCTTGCGGAGCATTTTCGCATAATCGTCGACACTTCCGCCGTTCGGCATGCTATCGATGAATTCAGTCTGCGGCGACGCGAGATCGGTCGTCACAACTTTCAGCCCCGCAGCCATCGCTTCAAGGATTGCGATCGAATGGCACTCGAGGAAGATCGACGGGTACACCAGGAAGGCAATCTCGCGCATGCTTTTCGCGAGTTCGGTCTGCGATACAGAACCTTTCATGATGATGCAGTCGTTTTCTTTTAATTTTTCGTACATCGGCTGGAACTGTTCATCGTTGCCCTGATAAACTTTCATGGATGAGAAGACATCGATCTCCATTTCCTGGATTTTTAAAAGAACCGCCAGGCCACGATAGGGCGTGCTGGTATAAACGCCGCGGCATTGCTTCGCTTCAAAGATTTCCTCGGCCGACGTGAACATATTCTCGAACACCGGCGCGATCGCGTTGTTGATAACGTCGCCTGGAATGCCTTTGAAAGTCTGTTTCTGGTTCTCGGACACATACACGATGTGCTTGATGCCGGCGCGGATCTTCTCATCGAAAAGTGGCTGCATCGCCGGCTGATCCGGGTTCATGTGGTTCCAGAGAATAACCTTCGCGCGCGGCGCCTTGGCCTGTATCGCGGGTATGGCTTGCGGGGCGGAGGTAACGATAACCACGTCGGGGTCGATAGCGTCGAGATTTTCATCGACCGGCCGGTGCTTCACGCCTTGCAGGATCTTCTCTTCCGAATTGCACATCAGAACGACTTCGTGGCCGAGCTTCGCCAGCTCGACCGAGAGATATGCAACCGCGCTTTCCGTCCCGCCGAGGGGTTCCTTAGTCGGCGTTTCGACATCGAATTTTAAAGTCGAGAGACAGATGAAAAGAATTTTCATGCCGCAGTTCCTTTTTTCAAAGCACGGTAAATGCCGCGGGTGGATTTCGGGTCGTTGAACACTTCGAGGAAGATGTAGTGCTGGCGAACCTTGCCGCGATCGTAAAAGCGTTTGTGTTCTTTGCCGAGCAGCTGACGCTCAGGCATTCCAACGGAAAGTTCCCGCGCGCGCCGGCGGAGACGTTTTGCTTTCACAGCTCTCATGACGCCAATGCCTCCGTCAGGTACTTCCAGTATTTCGTCGAATACGCGCACGCGCGCTCGCTGCGTTTTTTAATCAGCGCATCCAATTCCACCAGGCGCGCTTGCGCCGCGGCCATCAGATCCGGGCTGGCCGCGAGCGCGGCTTTGAAGTCGGGCATGTACTGCGCAAGCTGTGCGCGGTTGTCCATTTTGTAGAGTTGGCTTAACCAGTCGTCGAGGTTCATCGCAGCATTATCCTTGCTTTTTCACGGGGTCGATCGTTTGTGTATTTCTCTTTCATGCCGGCCGCGGCATGGTCGCTATAGGCGCCGTCGAAAGCGTATTGCCCGATATGGCCGACTTCTTCGTCGACGTAAGCCCAGATATCGAACCCGGCTTCGCGCACGGTTTTGCAGAACCAATAATCCTCACCCATATACGATACGCCGCCGACCATTTCGTCGTCGACCAGCTGGTGGCGGAAGAATAATTTTCCCTTCTCGCCGCCGTTATCGTAGAGGAATTCCGGCGTCGTCGGCGCCAGCTTCTCGAATACGTTTTTCCGGATCAGCATCATGCCGGTCGCGATTGAGTCCACACCGACCATGTACGGCCGATCGGGCCAGGTCTTCACGCGCACGCCGTGGCGGATATTGTAAAGAACTTCGCGCTGCTTGCGGCGATATGGAACCGCCACCACATCGACGTTTTCCATGAGGAGGCGCCGCGGAAGATCGGGAGCGAAGGCAATATCGTCGTCGATGAAAAGCAAATGCGTGCAAGGCATCTTTAGAAATGCCGTCGCCATCTGGCTGCGCGCCCAATCGACCGACATGCCGATCTTATAGTCGAGCGCAAATTCGACGCCGTAACGCGAGAGATCTGCTGCCGCCAGCATCATCGAGACGTGATAGTTGAGATCGACCTTGCCGGAATGACACGGCGTGCAGATCAGGACGTTTGGTTTTTTCGACGGTAAAGTACCAAGCGGTTGGCCGGCTTCGGCGGCTGCTTCGAGAAGCGACGTCATGCTTTGATCTCCACTGTCGGTTTATGAAAACTAAGCACTTCCGGTTTTCCTTTGCTGACGATATTCATCTCTTTCAGTAGGGCTTCCATGTTGAACTGCCCGGCATGATTAGCGCCGAAAGCTCCATGTCCGCCATCGTAACGTTGCACGACGAGGCAGATGCCCCGGATTGTCTTCGCATTGTCGGCACGTAAAATAAAATCTAACAGCTCGGCTATCTTCGACCCTTTGCGCGCGGGGATGTTATAGTATTCGTCCTTCATGACTTCACTAACCCCTCGACATGAACCCAATCCGGGATACGAAAACATTCCGATTGCAGGATCGCGGAGCGCAGCACGTTACCGCCCTTGATGGGAAGTTTTTGAACGACCCAAACTTTCTTGGGCGGTTCTTCTCCGAGAGCCATACTTTGCTTCCCATTCACCTAGTCCTCACAAAACAACATCGGGAGAAGGCACGCGGCCCCGAATGTGAACGTCCTCGACCAACCGGCAATGATGACCGTTAAGGCTCATCGAAAAGCCGTCCGAGACGCGATAGAAAACCCAATCGCCGGGTTTGACGGTAAAGCCGTTGAATTTCGCGTCGGGCCCGTCGACGAAAGCGCCTTCGGCGACTTTCAAAACGAGGCCGACCTTGCCCTGGTAGATATCTTCGTCGCGGATTTTTTCGGTGAGCAGGATGCCGCCTTTGGTTTTCACCGGGCGGAGGTAAGTACCGACGAGGATCTGCACGCCGGTGATTTCTATTTTCTCAACATCCCCCACGGCCTTACGCACGGTATCGGCGGGATCCTCATCGGAGTGATCCATAAAATGAAAACTTTTTGTTGTACCGACCGTGCTAACCATCTATGAACTCCGCTTCTTGTTGAGTTAAAACATCTGGAATTCCTTCGCTCGGCACGCTCTCCGGCGCGCGAACTTCTTTAATCATCACGCCGACATCGCGTATGGCTTTGAGATAGCCGGCGCGAAAATTGTAATCGTCCCAGCTCGTGACCCGCCCCGCATCGGCAATAAATTCGAGCTGCGTCAGATAACGCTCGTCGAGTTTATTTTCGAGAAGGGCGAGATGGTCAGCCATTATCGTTTTCCCTTAGACATAGAGGTTTTGTTCTGCGCACAATAACTCGGCGCGTGACTTGCGACATCCGGATAGCTTTTCGAAAAGACCCCGCTATAGCTTCGAGTGTTAACTTTTTTGGAGATTTTTTAATCAATTTCGTTCCCCAGGTTCATGTGAGGGAGGCCGCGTTTAAGAGCGGAGATAGCTTTTTCGAGCCTTCGTTCCGTCGTGTCTTGGCGGGTTTTAAGAGCAGCAACTTCGCGCGTCAGCTTCACTTCGCGCTTGGTGAGATAGTCGAGACGTTCTTTGGTAGCTTTGTCTTCACTCACAGGATCACCCCGTCGCATTCGTAGTGATCGACGCAGAATTTCAAGCCCGTCGGGATGTGATGGAAGGCGGCGGGCTCACCGGGTTTCGCCACGCGCAGGATCTCGGTGATGGTGACATAGCCGTGCTCATCAAAATCGCTATCGTCGAACTTGGCGCGCTTGAACATTTCTTCGGCCGTAAAGCGGTTGAATTTAAGCTTGGTGTCGAGGGAAACGATCTCCGGCCGCTCGATCTGTTCAGGACCGAGCTTCTTGAGCTTGATG